ACCAACACTCGGACTCACCAGACATCCGATTCCTACGCCGCGCCCGGGTGGCGAAATTGGTAGACGCAAGGGACTTAAAATCCCTCAGGGCAACCTATGCGGGTTCGAGTCCCGCCCCGGGCACCATACAAAAACAACGCCTTACCCGATCTTCCCCGCCTGATTTCCCGCCCCGTGTGCGCAATCTGTGCGCAGTGTGCGCCCGCGTGCTATGTTGTGCGCCACTGCGTAAAGCTGCGACGGGGCGCACATGGCCAGCATCCGAAAGCTATCCGGGAACCGTTCCAAGGCTTACCGCGTCGAGATCCGGCGCCAAGGTCGCGAGCCCATCGACAAGACCTTCCGCACCAAGAAAGAGGCCGAAGCGTTCGCGCGCGAAGTAGAGGCCGATTTCGACCATTGGTCGCGCCTGCTCGGCAAGGAGCTGACAAAACACACACTCGGCGACCTGCTGGACCGTTACGTCCTGGTCTGGACCGGCAAGGACCACAACACACCCGTCCGGCTCGCCTGGTGGAAAGATCGGTACGGCGAAACCCCGCTATCCGCATTCAACGACGATACCGTCCGCGAGGCCCTGGCGTGCCTTGAGATCGAGCCGCACGTGCGCGGGATGCGAACGGGCGCAACCCTGAACCGCTACAAAGCCGCGCTGTCGGCCGCCTTCAAGGCCGGGATCGATCGCGGATGGTACGGGCTCAAGGTCAACCCAGCGGCCGGGATCCGCGGTCGGAAGGAATCCAGCCACCGTTTCGGCCGATCCCTTGAAGACGACGAGCGCGCCCGCCTGCTGGACGCCTGCGACCGCTCAGCCTGGTCCGGGCTGGGTGTCTTCGTGCGCGTGGCACTCGCCACCGGAGCGCGCCGCGGGGAGCTGCTGAAGCTGGAATGGAAAGACGTAGATCTGAAGTCCGGGTCGATCCTGCTGCGCGACACCAAGAACTCGGACGATCGGCGCGTTCCCTTGATCGGCGAGGCCAAGGCAAGACTCGAAGCCTGGTCCAAGGTCCGCAACCTGAAGGATCCGCGCGTCTTCCCCGGCTCGAAGCCAGAGAAGACGCCGCCGCTCGATTCGGCGTGGATATCCGCCAAGGCCGCGGGCGGGATCGAGAACCTCCGCATTCACGACCTGCGGCATTCGTGCGGGTCATACCTCGCCAAAGCCGGCGCGTCGTCGTTCCAGATCGCCGCGATACTGGGGCACAGATCCGGCCCCGGGTTGACCGCGCGATATGTGCACCTGGTTGCCGAGGATTCGCGCGCATTGATGGAAGACGCGATGGGAGGGCGACTCGGAGACCCCTCGCGATGAGCGATGAATACGACGGATGGAACCCGCTGCTGCACCTCGAGGAGTGCGACCGCACCTTCCGCGAGGTCGCCTTGGAGCTCAAAGCAAATGGCCGCCTTCCGGACCCGAGGGAGGTTGCCGAGAGTGTTTGTCACCTCGCGAAGCGCGCGATCCGTGCCAAGACACCCGAGCGATGGGCACGCGATGCGCTCACGACCCTTCTACCCCGGAAGAAACGCGGCCGCCCGGCGATCGGTCGCGAAAGCGATGTGAAGGCGCTCGCCGAGCTGATCCGACCCAAACACGAGACCGCCGATGCCGCTCACGCCATGTCCGAGCTGCGCATGCGAAGGCCCTGGAACCCGCGCATCGTGCGCGAGTTGGTCGAGCTGGTGCGACCTTACGCGGATGACCAGGGCCAAGCCCTCCGTTGGGTCGGGGCTTACCTGGGCGGACTGTCGGAGAGTCAAGTGAAGCGGCTTTATCGAGGGGGGGCGTCCGAGCCTTGGCCGATCGATCCTAACAGCATCTATCTCGAAGATCTCAAAACATAGAAAAACTCTCGCGTCAAGGTCATAAATGCGCCCGCATTATGACCCTGACGCCGCTCGAACTCACGCTGAAACTGCGCACCACACCCAACCGTGGAGCGCGTGACATGACCGACCAACCCGCACCGACAACCCTTGAAGACCTGACACCGTGGACACCCTTCAAGCGCGAATGCGCCCGTAAGAAAGTTGCCACCGAGTCGCAGCTCGATTGGTGGATGCGCTATCGCGCGGAGAACGGGCTTCTCGCCTCCGGGGCCATCATCGAGAAGCGGGTAAGTCCGCATGCAACCCGGCCCCTGCTCTACGCCAATCGCTCGCGGTTCGTCGCTTGGCTTTCGACATCCGATGAGCAAGGCCGGGCGGCATAGGAGGGCGATATGGACATCTCAACACTCGAAGACATCGCCCATGAGATGGACACGGTAGCGTGCCTGGTCGGGAGCATCGACTCGACGGCGACCGCCCGTGTGGCGGATGTGGCGCCCGGACTCTACGGGATGTTGCGCCGATGGGCCGCGACGATCGAGCGGGTTTCCGTGGCCGCCTACGGGATCGACGCGCCGACCGAGGCGTTTTCCGTGGCGCTGACCTCGGAGGAGGCGGACCATCTGCGCGCCCGCGCTGCCGCACATGGCGTGACGCCAGAGGGCGAGCTCCTCGCCTTGGTCGACGCTGCAATCCAGCGGCACCGGGGCACGGAGGGCGACCGATGAGCGACGCAGACCAAGACTTGTTGAACGTGTTCGTGGTCAAGCTCAACCAGGACGACGCCGATGCGCTGCGGGCGTGGGCTGCCGCCAATGACCTCAGCCCAGAGGCCGCAATCCTTTTTGCCCTCGGGGGCGAACTGCGCCGCGTACTGGGCGACGCGTGGGGCGCCCGATGAGTCGGCGATCAGTTGAGCGACGCAAGGCCCGCCGTCAAAAGCAGGCCCGACGCTGGACCGGAAATGAAAGCGCCCGGTCGGGAGCGATCCGGCCGGGCGTTGATGGTTTCGATCTAGGGGCGTATTCTGATGGCCGTCGCGAGAGCCCTGGCAGGCGTCTCGCGTAAAGCTCCGACCGCTACCAGTCTGAGCACCGGCATGGAAGATGATAACCCAAGTCGCGCGCGTGCGTCTGCACCGCTCGCCCGTCCGTGCCCTGCCCACCCTATGCGGTCGGTCTCCCAACCTTGGAGATCGACAACATGCCCGAAACGCCTAAGCCTCGCAGCGACACCCAGCCACCTCCGGGCCGCCCCGCGAACCCTCAGACCATCCTATCCAGACTCGACCGCGTCCGATCGATGGGCGAAGGCCGATGGATCGCGCTATGCCCCGCGCACGACGACAAAGGCCCAAGTCTATCGATCCGCGATACCGGCGAGCGGATCCTCCTGCATTGCTTTGCTGGCTGCGATGCCGAGGACGTGCTCGCCGCGGTGAACATGACATGGGCGGATCTCTACCCTGACCGATGGGACGCCGCCAGCTTGGCGCAGCGGCCGAACAAGGTCCTACGCCGCCGCCTCGCTGATCTGGATCCGCTCGAGGTGGACCGCCAAGTCCTACGCATCGCCGCCGCCACCTTGGAGCGTGGCGAGCGCCTATCGATCGAGGACCAGGCCCGCGTACAGGTTGCCGTGGAGCGGCTGGAGCACTCCACATGACCGCCCCATCCGACCTGTCCGCGCGCCGCCTGCGCAAGCTCGCCGATGCCGATCCCGGCTCGCGCAAGAAGGGAGGGGCGGGAAAGACAGATGGGACGGCCGCCCCGCCGCCGCCGGAGGGCGCAATCGCGATCAAGGGAGGGTCCCTGTCGCACAACGCGGACAGTGCGACAGATGCCCTCCTGTCCGCGGACGCGGGCATCTATCAGCACGGCCCGCGCCTGGTGCGGATCGGCCGCGCCGATGCCACCGACAGACCGGGCAAACGGACCCGCGCGCCTGGGTCGCCCGTACTCTTTGAGCTGTCCGCGCCGTGGCTGGTGGACGAGCTGACCCGTCGCGTCAAATGGGTCAAGTTCGACCGCCGTGCCAGCGATTGGGTCCCGACGAACGCGCCGCGACAGGTTGCAGAAACCATCCTTGCGCGTGCCGGATCCTGGCCCTTTCGTCGCTTATCCGGGTTTATCGAGGCGCCCGCGCTGCTGCCTGACGGGAGCGTTATTCGCGCCCCGGGCTACCACGCGGAGACCGCCTTGATCCTCTTGGAGTCCGACCCCGATGCTTGAGATTCCAGATAACCCCACCCGCAAGGACGCCGCCGCCTGCGAAACGCTGTATCAGGCTGTCGAGACGTTCCCTTTCGTGAGCGCGTCGGATCAATCGGCGTGCATGGCCGCGATCATGACGGGGTTATCGCGCCGGACCATGCCGGCCGCGCCTTTGATCGCCGTCAACGCGAACACGCCCGCCAGCGGGAAAACGCTCCTCGCGAACGTGATTGCTGCGGTTGCCACCGGGCGCCCGGCAAGTCCGATGACGGTCGCGAAGGATCCGGCGGAGCTTGAGAAACGGGTTGACGCGGCACTGTTGGACGCGGACGCCTTCATCCTCCTGGACAACATCAGTTTCCCGATACGCTCGGACGCCCTGTGTGTGTGCGCGACCGACTCGACAAAGATGATCCGCGTCCTCGGATCGTCACGCAGCCTGAAGACGCCCATCAGCTCGCTGTTCATTTTGACGGGAAACAACCTCGCCCTCCTGGGTGACTTGGCGCGGCGGATCTTGATGATTCGACTCGATGCCGGATGCGAACGGCCCGAGCTGAGAACCTTCAAGCGCGATGCGATGCAGACGATTCGAGATCGGAGGGACGAGCTGATCGTTGCAGCCTTGACGGTCTCAATCGCGTACTTCCGCGCGGGTTGCCCGCCTGCACGCCCGGACCCTGACGGCCGCGAGACGGTAAGCCCCTACGGATCATTCGATGATTGGGATCGGATGATCCGCCGCCCCTTGATCTGGGCGGGCATGCCGGACCCGCTCGACGCCGTGGGCGATCTCCGTCAAGACGACCATGAGTTTATCGCTATGCGTGACCTGCTCCGCGCATGGCACGCGACCTATGGTGAAAAACCCGTGACGGCCGGTTGCGTGGTTCAGAACGCCGCCGAGTTCATCGGAGGCGGGCCGTCCCCTGCCGAGCGCAAAGCCCCCGCCCTTTTCGACGCGATGTCGGCGATGGGCATTGAGCCGCGGACGAGCGCGTCCCGTGAGTTGGGCTACAAGCTCCGGGCATGGCAAGGCCGCATCGTCGGCGGCTTGAGGCTCGATCGCGACCGGAAAACCATGACTGGAATCGCCTATGCCGTTCGCCAGATCGGCAATTCCTGATGATCTCCATGACTCCCTATATGACGATGATGACGATCATGACGATCATTTGGCTAACGCGGGAAAAGTGTCAAAAGGATAAGGATGGGCGCGCGTTGCGCGCTGACACATTCGGGTGACGGGCGGGAACATCGTCATGATCGTCATCATCGTCATGGGTCGGAAGTCGTCGCCTTTGCTTCGGCTCCCGTTACGAGCCAGAGAACCGGCCGCGCTCCGGTCGCGCGGGTCCTTCCTGGGGAACCCGCCTCGAGAGTGGTCGAGGCATCGGAATTTCGCTAGGGTCGGGCTGCATCCTAGATGCAACACCATTTACAAGATGCTGAATCGGTTGACGATATGACAAACGCGCAGTCGGATCTGTCGAAACTGGGCGCAAAGTTAAGCCCTCCGCCCCTGCCTTTCGGCGAGGGCGAGGTAAGCGTCGTCCGCCTCCGGCCCGCCGATGTGGCGCGCCTTCTGGGGTGCTCCCGCGCACGTGTGAGCCAGCTTGTTAAGCAAGGCAAGATATCGGCGTTCGCCGACGGGTCGATCGACCCGAGCAGATGCGCCGCGGAGCTGATCCGATCCGACCCCAAGGGCGCGCGATCGAAGATCCTGACCAGCATACGATCTGAACTCGACGAAGCCCAAGGCCAGGCGGTCGAGGCGTTGATGCTGCGCGATGCGATGGCCCGCGAGCGTGACCGCCTCGCCGCGGAGCTCGCCGACGTGCGCGAGGTTCTCCGGTCGATCGCGCACGCCTGGTTGACCGCCGAATATTGGTTGAACGCCTTGGACGCCACCACCCGCGCCCGAGCCGCCACTGCTGCGCAGACTGCGACAGACCTTGAAGCCGCGTTCGACCAGGCGGGCGCCGCCGCCCTCGCCGCCGCTCTCCCGGAACTCTTGGCGGGTGGCCCCGACCCGGACCTGATTGCGTCGCTTGCGGCGGTCGACCCGGCCGGCCCTTGGCTGTCCCCACGTGGGGGCATGCCGCGCTGCGCGGGTCCTTCTGAAGCCCCACCCGACGCGGGTAATTAGAACCGCGGAGTTTGGCTAGGTAACGGGGTTTTTGCTTGTGGTTTGGGATCACAAAACAAGGCGTTAGGAGTAAGCGATGAGCGAAGTCGACGTGTTTGAACAGGTGAAGGTTAAAACTCACGTGAGTTCCGATCCGATCGCCGACCTTCTCCTCCTCGCCGCCAAGCTGGAGGCCGCGGGGGCCGAACCAGGGAGCCCCGAGCATCGGTTCGTCGTCGGGATGCGCGCCTACGTTGCTGGCGTGAGCGCGACCCTGGAGGGGGCGCTCGACCTGGTTGGAGCCCGGGGCATCAGCGACGCGCGCCGCCGCCACCACATGGCCCGCCGCGCGGAGGATCTCGCCGCCGCGCTGCGCCTGATGCCAGGGGCGAGCGACTGGCAGCGCGCCAAGGCCCTTGCTGCGGAGGTCTCACGATTCGAGGGCCAAGTGTGGCCGCGCTGGCGAGGCATGGAGGCTCCGCCCGCAAACGCCTCCGACGTGCGCGTCCTGCTGTTCCGTGCGCGCAAATCCGGGCCGCTTCCCGCAACCGCCCCCGGGCTGCGCAAGGCCGCCGCCCGCGCGCAAACTGGCTGACGGGTTTTCGGTTTGCGCCGCTCGGTCGATGATGAACGCACTCCCGAACGAGGCAACTCAAGACATGTTCGACCTATCGACAGCGACACCCTGGGCCTGCGATGCAGGCGCCTTCCGAGACATCGCCGAGGCGGCGGACAACGCCATGCGCGCAACCGGCATCGACGCCATCGAGGCCGCGCTGCGCCCCGTCACCCGGCCCCCGGTTGCGCCGCGCGCGGCCGCGTCCGGCACGGCCGTGATCCGCGTCCTCGGCCCCATCGCCCGGCGCAAATCGTGGGTTACGGAGCTGCTGGGTTGGACGCATCATGACGGCATCCGAGACCAGCTTGCGACCGCGAACGCGGATCCCGCGGTATCACGAATCGTATTCGAGGTCGACTCGCCTGGTGGAGTCGTCTCGGGCGTCTCCGACACGGCCGACCTGATCCGCCGCTCCGCCAAGCCGACCGTGGCTTTCATCGACGGCATGGCCGCCTCCGCCGCCTATTGGCTCGCCTCCGCCGCCGACACCATCGTGACCAGCAAAAGCGCGACGCTCGGCTCCATTGGCATCGTGGCGACGTGGCGCAGCGATCCGAACCGGCCCATCACCATCATCTCCTCGCAGAGTCCCATGAAAAACGCCGACCCATCGACCCGCGACGGCCGCGCAGAACATCAACGCGTGGTTGACGATCTCGCCGCCATCTTCGTCAGTGACGTGGCGCGATACCGCGGCAAGACCCCGCAGCAAGTCATCGACACGTTCGGCCGCGGCGGCCTGCTGGTCGGGGCAAGCGCCGCCGCCGCCGGGATGGCGGATCAGGTCGGCAGCTTCGCCGACGCCCTGAGCGCCGCGCCGACGCTCCGCGCCGGCACCGCCGCGAAACCGATGCAGAGCCCGGCCGCGCGGATGAATGCCACGATCGAGGACCTCGTGCAGGGCGGCATGGACCGCCCGCTCGCGGTCCTGCAGGCCGCGCGGGATAACCCCGATCTGGTCGCGCAGCTCGCCCCCAAGGCGCCGCCGCGCGAGGATCCGCGCGTCCTGGAACGCTACGAGGCCGCGCTCGCCCGCCTGGTCGCCGCCGGCACGCCCGCCGCCGTGGCGCCGCTGACGCTCGCCAGAACCGAACCCGACTTAGCCGCAGCCGGCGCCCGCGCGGCCCGCGAGGCGGCCGACAACGTAAAAGGGATCATCCATGGCTACTAAAGCATCCCCCCTCTTCGGGCCGCTCAACGCCCTCCGCGCCGCGCTGTCGACGGCGACCCGCGACTACAACGCCGCGCTGGCGGAACTTGAGAGACTCAAACGCGAGCGCGATGAGATCGCCCAAGCGCCTTGTGCCCGCGCCGATCTGATCGCGGAATTGGAGCGATGGACCGACAGGATTGCCGCCGAGTACGAAGATGCGTTGGACAACCGCCTTATGCTGTTCGCGGAAGTCGGCCCAGACCGCCTCGCGCGCGAGCTCGACCCCTCGGGATTCTCATCTCTGCGCGACCTCTTCAGCTTGGTCCGAACCAACCGAGGGAGCATCGATGACCTCAAAGACCAGCGCACCGCGAGCGGCGGCGCGCTGGTCTACCTGGCCGGCCCCGACCGCGTTAAGGCCCTGCTGCGCGCGCGCGTGGAGGCCCTGGACTTCAAGGACGGTCTGCCCGCCGCCGCACGCCGCGCCCGCATTGCGGAGCTGAACGCGCAAATCCAGGCCGTAGAGGACGAGCTCGAAAGCATGCGCGAGGCCCTGCGCGCCTCCGGGCTCGCGGTTCCTGCCCCCACACCCGCCCCGAGGCCGCTGACGCCTCGCATCTGACCTTTGGCGCCCGCGTGGCTGGTCACCCGCGGGAACAACCGCCCGCCGTGGGGCGTTAAATCGGCTTCGCGCCGGCCGAAGAACGGCAAAGCCGGCAACCCCTTCCCCGTCGCCCTGGAGCGCCTCGCTTGACCACACTCAGAATTCCGCCGATCCGAGACGGCGCCGACCGCACGATCCCGGCGAGTGCCGAAATCGTCCTGATGCGAAAGCCCCGGGCGTCTACCGAAGCGTGGCGCGAGATCATCGTTTTCCGCAATGACGACGGGAGCCTCCTGCAGGAGCATACCGTTCGCGCTGTACCGCCCGATGGGCTGCTGATTCCGCTTGTCCCCCAAGACCAGATCAAGACCGGCGAGCCCGGGGAGGAGACCGCGTACAGCGTCACCGTCCGTTGGGCGCACGGCTCGGAGCGCTATCGCGTGGAGATCCCGGAAAGCGCCGACGTGCTCGACCTCGCCGACGTTGCAAGCGCGTGGTGACATGCTCGGCTTGCCCCAAAACGGAAGACTTCCGTTTTGGGACAAGGTTGGTCTGCGGATCTGCATCAACAATAACGCCTTGAATTTGTTGATAATCCAAAGTTGGATTAACAACCCTCCGGCCAGCGCCGACCGCGAAGCCGCCGCCGATGGATCGAGGCGCACCCCTACCACGCCCACACGACAAGCAACCGTCTCGAACCGCCTTGGGGAAAAACGAAAGCCTTTCGTTTTTCCCCGCCGCCCTTGATCAAAAACGGAAGACTTCCGTTTTTGATCAAGACAACCCGCCGGCACCTGACCACGAAGCAGCGCGCGGTGATTGCTGCGGAGCTGGCGACGATGACCAAAGCGCAAGCAGGCGCAAAAGGTGGTCGGTCAGGCAAGCAAGGGCAAAATTGCCCTTGCTTAGACGACGCACTCAGCATCGACCAAGCAACCGTCTCGAATCGCCTTGGGCAAAAACGGAAGTCTTCCGTTTTTGCCCAAGACAACCCGCCGCTTGTCGGATCTTTTTTGCACCGGACCCTTGCGCGCCGCGCGTGCGAGGTCTACGCTTGCCACATGTCCGAAGTAACGAAGCAACCCAAAAGCAACCCCAGCCGACAGGCTGCGCACCGGGACCGCATGCGCGCGTCAGGTCTGGTGCCGATCACCGAATGGATCCCGCCCGAATCCAAAGAGCTGGTGCGCAATCTTTGCAGGCGATTGAGGGAGACGAAGAAGACGACGAAGTAGCAGTAGAAGCGGACCCCGACCCGGTTGCACCCGGATCGAGGCCCTGACCACCACCCAACCTGTAACGGAGGTTCGGCAATGGCTACCCGCCATGATACCAACACGCGCGCCCGTCGTTTCGAGCGCGTCATCCGCCGCGCGATCGGCACCGGCAACCCCACCACCTTGCGCGCTGTCGCATGCCTTGCGCATGACGATGGGCACGCCCCGGTGCAGGTCCGCGCCGAGGCCGCGCTGCGCTTCGTGGGGGGTCGCCATGTGTGACCCGACCCAAGCGCCGCTGTTCGTCTGGTCCTATGCCTTGCTCAAGCAACTGCCGAGCATGTACTCGATCGCGAGCAACTACGGCGGCATCGACTTGACCGAGGACGACGAGATCCGTGAAGCCGTTCGCGCCGCGGTCGAGCCGATCCTGCGTCGGCGTATCCAGGCCGCACGGGAGGCGCAGTCATGAGCGACGACATCCGCAAAGAGAATGAGCTCGATAACCTCGAGGAGCAGACAGCGTGACCGACACCACTCCAAACCCGTCAACCTGCACCGGCATGTCCGAGCTGTTCAACCTCGCATGGAGCTTGTCGGGTATTACCCGAACGCTCGACATGGAGGGAGGGGAGCCCGCCGAGTCGGCGAGCGACCGTGACCGCATTCATGGGCTGACCTGCGCCGCCCACCTGCTGTCGACCCGCCTGCTGGAGCTTGTCCTTGACTTCAGCCCGGCCCTGACCCGCCGGCACGACGAAGCCCTTGCGCGGATCGGCACGCAGACCGGGGAGAGGCCCGCGGAGGTCGCCGCACGCCTGCTGTGCGAGGCCCTGGAGGCGGACATCGCGCGGCACGAAGCCGAGCAGGCCGCGGCATAGACCCAACCGCCCGGATCCGTCCGGGCGCAACAATGAGGGACCGAGACATGATCGCCGTCATCCTGCAACTCGCCGCTATCGCGCTCGGTCTCTGGATCGGGGCCGCCACCGAATCATGGTGGGTCGGTCTGGGGTCCGTCGCGTTCCTGTGGCTGCTCGCACTGCTCGCCATCGGCACCGTGCGCGTCATTGTCGGGCCGCACACTGCCGAGGCAAGACGATTCGGGGAGATCCGCAGCACCGGAAACGATCAAGAGGGCAAAGACTGAAGACGGCCGCCGAGTCCGGCCCGCCGCTCGACACCCGATCAGGAGGGAGCGATGTCCATCGACAACACCACGAAGCGCCGAACGTGTGGCAAGAAACGCACGGTTCCGGTCAATCGACCGGAACCGTGTCCATCGACAACACCACGATCTTCTGTGGTGGTGTTAGCCGCAACCTGCTTTGAGATTACGGGACTAACAGGGATGTGGCGGTATAAAGCGGCCAAAGTATTGTTTTGTTTCTGGAATCGCGGTGGATGCGGGCTCGTTTTCGGGAAATGGGCGCGCAGGGTGATTTGAGACAAAACAAGGCAAAAACGACCGTTTAAGCGAAAAGCGCAAATCGGTTTGAGACGGCCTAAAGGAGCTTCCGCGCAAGGCGGGCGAGCTGGTCGAGGTCGTCTTGGTCGAGTCTGGCTTGGTGGTCCTGGTCACGGGCCATGGTCGCCAGAGCGTAACGCATGCGCATGGCGATGTCGGCCTTGACGGGCTCGGCGAGCTGCTCCTCGAGGCGATCCACGGCCCTGACGACGCCGAAGAATATCCGCACGTCTTCTTCTTCTATTGTACCGCTATCCTCCTGCGCGTGCGCTCCATGCCTCGCAGCTGCGGGGCGGGCGCCTGCCAGCCCCGCCTTCCGTCGCCCCTCGCCGGTCGCAAGCCAGTCCAGCGACACTTGCGCCTCGCGCGCCAGCCCGGCCAGCGCCTTGAATGGCGCCGCCACATCTCCGCGCACATACCGCTGCAGAGTTGACACTGACACGCCTGCGGCATGTGCTGCAAGAGCCTGACTCCCGATCTCATCTATTGCCGCAGAAATGCGCGCACCAACGCCTACGCTCCACGCGTCATTTTCTGTCTTCTGAATCTGACGCTGATTTTCAGCCTCTCTTGGCGCGTCACTTTCCTGCTTTCTCTCTGTTTTTTCTTCGTTTTTCACTTTCGATGTCTCCTTAGTCGGTCTCGTTGGGTGCGCTCAAATCTGACGCGCACATAGGCGTTTATCTCCGTCTGAAAAATTCGCAGTTCTGCGTTGACAGATTCCAGATATGCGCGCATCATAGGACCATGAACACTCAAGCAGAGCGCAAGACAGCGGCCCCAGCCTCTCCTGAGGACTGGCATCCAGCCGACATCGTGGCCGCCCTCCGTAAGGCTGGCTGGTCGCTTCGTCGACTTTCCGTGCACAACAACCGGTACCCGAACAGCCTGGCCAAGGCGCTCGCGCGGCCGTGGCCCAAGGCCGAACGGTTGATCGCCGAGGCTATCGGGATTCCGCCCGAGGAGATCTGGCCGGAGCGTCACGCCAAGCGCCTGGAGCGGGTCGCGCGACGTGACCAGAGGGCCGCCGAGGGCGGGCCTCCAGGCCGCGTCGGCGCTCCGTGAATCCGTCACCTACAGCCTAGACAAGCCCGGCCGGCACGGTCAGGGCGATTTTCAGAAGGGGGCTTCCATGTCATTTCCGCGGCGATCGATCAACTGGAAACGCTACCAGCCGAAGGACCTTCGGGACGCCTTTCGGGCCTGCAAGGACTGCGCACGGGAGCGCAAGCATTTGAGCGTGGAGCGGATCGCCGACCTGATGGGGGTGAGCGCCGATTGCCTCTACAAATGGCTTGCGGATGCAAGGATGCCGGCCCTGAGCATCCCCGTCTATGAGCACGTTTGCGGTGCGCACTTCGTGACCGAGTATCTGGCGGCGGGCTGCGGGCGGATGGTGGTGGCGATTCCGCCCGGCATCCCGGCGGATGCGGCGGATCTGGCGGCCCTGCAAGGGCAGATCGCGGAGGCGGTGGCGCGGTTGATCCGCTGCTATCGGGGTGATGCGGATACGGCGGAGACGCGCGAGGGGTTGGCGGGCTCGATCCGCTCCCTGGCGTGGCATCGGGAGAACGTCGCCCATTTGGGCGCGCCGGAGCTGGACCTTGATGGAGGGGAAGGTCATGTCTGAGCGGTGGATTCGTGCCGAGGATCTGGTTGGGCTGCCTGGAATGCCGGACACGCTTGAGGGGGTCGAAGATGCTGCGCGCGTGATGGGCTGGAAGTCGCGCCCGAGCCTTGACGCTCTCATTGACTCGGCCGCCCGCGCGATAGCGCTGATGAGCGACCAGGACGCCGAGGACCTCGTGCTCGCACTTTGGTCTCTCATCGTCGGCATCGATGATCACTTCGACGACCTGTACGAGTGCGGGGAGCAGCATCTTGATCTTGGGCGGGAGATGCTTGCCGGCTTCGTTGAGGACGGCTATTCGCGCCGCGCGGCAATAGATTTTCTGTTCGCTGAGTCCGTTGGGGTGTTTGACGGCATGCCGGATGGCGTGGCGCGCGTCTTGGCCTACCACGCAGATCACCTGGCGAGCCATTGGCTGGCGCTCCGCGCGCGGGACGTTGGCCATGCGTAGCTGGACACCGCTTCGGAGTTGGCCGGGTTGCCCGCCATGCCTGCCACGCCAAGCGCGGTTATCCGCGCTGCCAAGCGCAACGGCTGGAAGTCGCGCAAGCGCGAGTCGGGCAAGGGCCTCGAATACGCCTTCGCCAGCCTCCCCGTCGAGACCCAAAACGCACTGATCGCTCGGGACTTCGCGGCCAAGCCGCTTGCCGAGCCGGCGGAGACGGCCCTCGCGGTCATCCCCGAGACGCAGACGCTGCCGGCGGTGCGCGAGCCGCGTGCCGTGAAGACCAACGCCGAGCTGAAAGGCTGGCAGCGCGAGATCCGCGACGCCCGCGCCTTGGTGCTCGCCCTGGTCGACGACCTGACTCACTCGCTTGGGACGACCCGCAAGGCGGCGGAGCGGGTCGAGGCGATGGCCAAAAGCGGCACGCTCTCGCCGATCCACGCCGAAGCGGTAGTGCGTGCCAACGCCCGCAACGGCGGGGCGCGCACGGTCTCGGCGGCGACCTTGTATCGGTGGCTGCAACTGCGGGCCATCAGCGTGCATGCGCTGGCCCCGGATGCCGGCCCGGAGCGCGACCAGCCGGCGTGGATTCCGTACTTCCTGGAGCTCTACCAGGACCCGGCGAAGCCCTCGATCGCGGCCTGTCTGCGGCGCTTGCGTCGGGAGCCGCCGCCGGGCGTGGAGCTGCCGTCGGAGCGGTCCGCGTCGAGCTGGATCAACGACCGGCTGCCCAAATCGATCACGCAATACGGGCGGATGGGGACGCGGGCGCGTCGGGCGATTCGGCCCTTCACCCGCCGCACCACCGACGGGCTGTGGCCCATGGACATCGTCGCGGTCGACGGGCACGCCTTCAAGGGGTACGTGGCCCACCCGGCGTCCGGAAAGCGCATCCATCCGGAGGTGACGACCTACGTCGACATCGCCACGCGGCGGATCGTCGGCTTCTCGGTCTGGGTGAGCGAGAGCGCCTATGCGATCTGGCTGGCGCTGCGGCAGATGGTGCTCAACCCGGATGTCGGGATCCCGGCGATGCACTACAGCGACAACGGCGCCTACAAGGGCGAGCAGCATCGGTTTTTGCTGGATCGGCTCGGGATCACGCAGGAGTTCAGCCGGCCCGGCAACCCGCAGGCCAACGGCGTGATCGAGCGCATCAATCGCACCCTGTGGCTGCCGTTGGCGAAGCAGCTCCCGCTCTACAGCGGCAAGGACATGGATAAGGAGGCATTCAAGCGCCGCAAGGATCGCGCGGACAAGACCGGCGCCGGGCTGGTGGGTTACGCGGACTTCGTGGCCGGGTGCGCCGAGGCCGTGGCCGAGTACAACGCCCGCGAGCATTCCAGTCTGCGCCGCGGACGCGAGCGCCTGAGCCCGAACGCCGCCTGGGCGCGTGCCGTCGAGGAGGGGTGGCAGCCTACGACGCTGGACAGCGACGACCTGCACGACCTGCTGCCGTCCGAGGTCCGCACCTGCCTGCGCTGCGAGGTCGCGCTGCCATGGGGGAGGTACTTCAGCCTCGCGCTGGAGCCGTACGAGGGCCAGCGGGTGCATGTCGGCTACGAGCCGTCGGACAACGCGCGGGCCTGGATCAGCGATCAGGATGGCCGGCTGATCTGCGTGGCGGAGCTGGGTGCGAATCAGCGGGCCTATCAGCCGACGACCGCGATCGAGAAGGCCCGCGAAAACCGCGGGACGCAGAAGGTCAAGCGCCTGGAGCGCCGGATCGAGCGGGCCAGGGCGGAAGAGACCTCGGTGATCGAGGGGCAGGTGCTGGAAGGCGAGGCATCGGACCTGCCCTATCTCGGCTTCTCGGCGGAGCCGTCGCTGACACCAGCACTGACGGCGATCCCCTCGACGGCGCTGGATCCGTCCGCCGTCTCGGCGCAGCCGGAGCCGGCCCGCGTCGCCGCGGAGCTGCCCAAGGCGCGCCCGGTGCGCAGCTACATCGACGAGCTCGACAACGACGCGAGCCGCTACGAGGTGCTCAAGACCTTGCGCGTGCGGATGGCGGCCGGCGACGCGCTCACCGAGCGCGAGCGGCAATTCTTCACGGCGTTCGGCACCAGCGAGTACGTGCGGATCACGGAGAAATTACAGGCGGATTGGGACGCGCGATGGGCGCAGACCGCCGCCGGATAAGGTGATCCGCCCCTGGCAGGGCGGATCGAGACGGGGGCTCGGGAGGGACCGAGCCGACATGCAACATCACAAGGACCATCAGTATGAATGATCGATCGACACCTGTCACGGGGGGCGGGTCCCCGACCGTGGCGCCGCTCACCAACGTGGGGCTGACGCTGGGTGCGCTGGACCGCGCCAAGGCGCGCTCCGCCGGGCTGCCCGGCATCGTGGTCCTGCACGGCCCGAGCGGCTGGGGCAAGAGCACGGCGGCAGCCTATGCCGCAGCCCAAACGCGGGCCTACTACGTGGCCATGCAGTCGGTGTGGACGCGTCGGGCCTTCCTCGAGGCCGTCGCGCGGGAGATGGGCCTGGCCGTGACCGGGACCATCAGCACCATGGCCGGGCAGGTCGCCGAGCAGTTGGTCCTCTCGGGTCGCCCACTCCTTATAGATGAGGCGGACGTCCTGGCCGAGCGCGACGGCGGCGCGGGCGTCATCAAGGACATCTACGAGAGCACGCTCGGGACCATCCTGCTGATCGGCGAGGAGCGTCTGCCCCAGAAGCTCGCTCGGTACGAGCGCCTGCACGGGCGGGTGCTCGAATGGGTCGGGGCGATGCCGGCGAGCCTGGCGGATGCCCGCGCGCTCACGCGCATCTACTGCCCCGGGGTCGAGGTGGCCGACGACCTGCTCGCGGAGCTGGTGAAGCGGGCCAAGGGCTCGGTGCGGCGCATCGCGGTCAACCTGGACCGGGTCCGCAGCGAGGGCGCGAAGATGGGCTGGACGCAGGCCGACCTGGGGCTGTGGGGCGAACGGGCGATCTACACCGGCGAGCCGCCGGCGCGGAGGGTCGGGTGATGGCTGAATACGACACGTTTTGGGAGAGCCCGCAGCCGCAATGCCCGCAAGAGGTCGCTGCGCCTTATCTGGCGTTGCGTGTTTCTCGCGGGCCAACGTCTGACGTTTGTCTCGTCATCAACGGGTTTCCGATGAGGTGCGACCCCTGCCTCTCCGAGGCTCGCATGTTTGTCCCGGTCAAGCTTGCGCTCGGCGAGTGCGGCGCTCTCGGAGCCTGGATTGCCGGAGGGGTGGACGGTGCGTCGCAGGGCTATCGCAGCACGTTCGGTGTGCTCGAAACGCCTTCAGGTCTCTCGCCGCACGCTGCTTGGTCGGTGCGTTGGCTGATTTTTACGCCGGTTTTCGGGGGGTGGTTGAGGGACCTGGTCGTCGCGCTGAACCGACTGGCTTTGCGCTGCGAGCCTTCGGTTGGCGGGTTATCGCGCGGCAAGCCGCAGGCGAAGGGCACCGTCGAGCGGGTGAGGAGGAAGTGATGGCTCGTCATCTGCTGTTCAGGTCTTCTTTTTCGATGATTGAGCTGAAGCATTCGACCGTGACCGTTTTTGGTCTCGACGCGCGCTCGCCGAGCGCCTGTGTCGTTCAGATTGTCCTTGGCGCAACCGCTCTGGACGCCGATTTCGCCCCGACTGAGAAAGAGTGCGTTATCCCGCTCTGTCTCGACCGCGGGGACGCGATGTCGGTCGCCGAGGCGTGTCGGGATGCAGCGAGAGGGTGGTGGTCCGCGGTCCGGATCCATTGGAGAGACCTGCCGCGCCAGCGTGTGATCGGCTTCGAGGTCTATGAAGCGGACAAGTTTGGCGGGTCTGTCTTATTTGGTTGCGTGGACGCCGCCGGGTGGCTGTCGTCTCCCTGCTACGCGCCATTGGACAGCGGCGAGATTGCGTCGATCGCCGATGCGCTCGAAGGTTGGTGCGATCGACTCTTCGGGTCGGATGCCGCGGAGGCCGCCCAATGACCCGCGACCTCCGCCCCGAAATGTGGCGCGCCATCCGTCGCGTCGGCGCCCAGGGCGCCATCTTCCAAGTCCCTACGGTCCGCGGCCAGCTCCGAGGCGCGGTGAAACGCGAGCGGGTGCGTGACTACCTCCGAGCCCTGGAGGCCGGCGGCTACCTCGCCCCGGTGACGACCGAGGACGGTCTCGACGGCTGGCAGTTGATCCGCGATCCGGGCGCCGAGGCCCCGCGGCTGCGCGCCGACGGCTCGCCGGTGACGATGGGCGCCGGGCGCGAGCAGTGCTGGCGCACGATGCGGATCCTCGGCAGCTTCACGGTCCTGGATCTGGTCGCGACCGCCTCCACCGAGACGCATCGCGTCGCCGAGGGCGAGGCGCGCGACTACTGCGACCGGCTCGCCCGTGTCGGGATCCTCGCCCGCACCCGCAGTCTGGCCGGGCTCATCTACCAGCTCCCGCCGAGCCGCTACACCGGCCCGCAACCGCCGCAGATCCGCCGCACAAAGGCCGTTTACGACCCCAATACGGGCCGCGTTTACGCCCCGGACGGGACGCTGCTCGAGAGCGGGGGGCGCGCATGAGCACCGGACCAGATTGGCTGGAAACCCTGCGCGAAGCGGTCGCCAAGACCTCGCAGCGGCGCGTGGTCGAGGCCCTGCGCGGCGGCAACGGCTACCCCTCCGAGACCCTGCTGAGCCAAGTGCTCAGCGGCAAGTACCGGGGCCGCACGGAGCGCCTGCAGCGCCTGGTCGAGGGGCATTACCTGGGCTGCACGGTCGATTGCCCGGTCCTCGGGGAGATCACCCGCGACCGGTGCGACCACGAGCAGCGCAAACCCTTCTACGCCACCAACCCGCAGCGTGTGGCCCTGTTCCGGGCCTGCCGCGGCTGCGAGCACAACGCCAGCGACAAAGGAGAGGACGCATGAGCCACGACACCGGCAACCCGCAGGCGGTGACCTCCGCGGCGGTGGAGATCCTGGACGCCGGAGACGCCCTGGTCACCGCGCTGGGTGCGTCTCTGGACGGCGAGCGCGGCCCGCGCGTGGAGGCGCAAGCATTGGAGGCGCTCGAGCGCTGGCACCAGGCGAGCGCGACCTTTCTGTCCATCGTCGATCGCGAGCTGGGAGAGCGTTGATGCGCACCACGACACCGATGAGCCCCGTCCTGACCGTGCGCTGCCGCACGCTCACCAACGCCCGCCGGGTGTTGGCGGCCTGCGCCATCCTGCAGCGCGCCGGCTGCCGGATCCTCTCCGCCAGCGCGCACGGCCGGCCGTGCATTCGCGTGGACCGGCGTCCGCGCCTGGACTGGATCCAGCCCGGCCGCAAGATCTCAACCCTCTGGAACGCCACCATGGCCGCACGCATCGGCGACATCCAGGTCGAGTGGGAGCGCGACATGGGGTGGCCGTCATGAGCGAAGGTCCGCCCGTGACCGACCACCACCTGACCCCCGACCAGCTCCGCGAGAAGGCCCGGGACATGCGCCAAGAGGCACAGTACATCCGCGCCACCCTCGACAGCGCCCCGCCGATGCAGCGCGCCGGCCTGCGGGCCCGGGCCGAGCGCATGGAGCGCCTCGCCAGCGAGCTGGAACGGGCCGCCCAACGCGCGGAGGCCATCGGCGTATGAGCAAGCGCAGATCCAACCAGAACGACGGGCCGCTCTTCCGGCCCGCGGAGTTCCGCGAGATGAAGGCCGATCCGACCTACACCTCCGGCCCGGCCGCGCGACACCCGCGCAACCCGATCGCGTCCGTGCACCTGGGGGTGATTCGCGACGTCGCCGCCGCCACGCGCTCCGCGGGCGCGACGGGCGCCGGCGTGCAACCGCTGCACTCCGACACGGCGCAGCGCGCCAATCGGCGCCGCGCAGCCGCCAAACTGGAGCGCGAGGCCGTCTCGCGCGCCAGCCAAGACCAGGCCAGGCAGCGCCTCGCCGGGTTGCGCAAGGGGCGCGCGCGCCGGCCGGAGTCGCTGACCGGGCGTATCGTCGCCGTGTTGCGCGCCGCCGATCGCTGGCTGACCACGCGCGAGCTGATCGACATCCTCAATGATCCCGCGCGCACGCCGCCGACGGCATCGACCCGCACCATCCGCGGGAGCGACGTCGCCGCCTGTCTGGCCGGCTACTGCAAGGAGGGCGCGGTCCTCGCCCGCCCGATCGCCGAGGGCTCGCGACTGCTCGAGTGGCGCTGGGCAGCGTTCGAGGCGGCCGACGCGGCGGCCGAAGCGGCCGACGCGGAGGCCGCGGAGGCCGCGGCATGAGTGCGCGCCCCCGCATCATCCCGAGCATCGAGACCCCGGTCGGTCCGGCCGAGGGCTTCGTCGGCCGCGGCCCACGCTGGAGCATGGACGAGCTGCGCGTCCTGCGCGAGCGCTATCCCACCGGGGGTGCGCTGGCGTGCCTGCCGTTCCTGCCGGCGCGGCACGAGAACACCATCCGCGCCAAGGCCAACAAGCTCGGCATCCGTCATCAGCGCGGGTACATGCGCCAAGCCCCCAGCGACGACCTCCTGGACGCCGCTATCCGCAAGCTCTACGCCAAGGGCAAGCCGGCCCCGGGCGCGATGGCCAAGCTGTGCGCCCGCTACCACCGCCCGCGGCAATGGGTGCGCAGCCGCGCCATCAAGCTCGGTGCCATCACGCACATCCGCGGGCGCAACTGGACGGCAAGCGAGGACGCCATCCTGCGCGAGCTCGCCGGCTTCGGCCCGCGCAAGATGCAAAAGGCGCTGGTCAAGGCCGGCTTCACCGACCGCACCGAGCCCGCCATCGCCGAGCGCTGCCGGCGCGTGCATGCCATCTCCAACCGCGTGGAGCGCGACCCGGACCTCTACAGCGCCAACGACGTGGCCGGCCTGCTCGGCGAGGACGACCACCGCATCCTCGGCTGGCTCAACCGCGGCGCGCTGCGCGGCCGTGCGGAGCGCGACCCCGTCACCGGTCGCGTCACGCGCTGGAACGTCACCCGCAAGGACCTACGCGAGTGGATGATCCGTCACCCGCAGGAGTGGCTGCCCGCGCGCTGCGATCGCTACTGGCTGGTCGAGATCCTCGCCGGGAGGGTCGGCCGTGCCGATTAGCCTCGTCTGCCCCGTGTGCTCGGCCGCCTTCCCGGTCGAGGCCGGGCTGCTGGATCCGGCCGCGCGCAACGCCCTGGTCGCCGCCATCGGGCTGTGGCCAGCCCCGGTGCGCCCGCACGCCCTGCGCTATCTGGCCCTGCACGCCCCCAAGGCGCGCAAGATCCAGATGGAGAAGCTCGCCAGGCTGCTCGAGGAGTTCGCTGTCCTGGTGAGTGCCGGCACCGTCACCCGCAACCGCGAGACCCGGCCCGCCCCGCTCGCCGCCTGGGGCGCGGGACTGGCCGAGGTGCTCAAGGCCGCGGATGCCGGCACGCTCGACCTGCCGCTCAACGGGCACGGCCTGCTCGCGGAGATCGTCTTTCGCAGCGCCGGGCGGGCGCAAGCCGCCGTCGCCCGCGAGACCGCTCCGCTGCACCCCAGCCACCGGCCCGCGCAGATCCCGGCGGCGCCGGGTCCCGCGGCGCAACCTGCCGAGCCGCCCCCGGCGGCGGAGCCGGTTGTCGAATCCGGCTGGGCCGACGCCAAGCGGCGCGGCATGCAGCAGGTCGGCGCCCTGGCGGCGGCGCTCAAGGCCCGTTCAACCCCGGATCAACCCGACCAAAACCCGACTAACCCCACCCGAGAGGACTGACCCATGAACGACCCTAAAATGACCGTGTCGACCGACGAGGTGGTGCGGGCGATCGCCGACCTCAGCGGCGTGAGCCAGGCCGACGCCCGCAAGGTGCTGCGCGCGCTCGTGGACGTCTGCGGCGATGCCCTTTTCCGCGGGGCGGACGTGCGCGTCCAAGGGCTCGGCACCTTCGAGCCCCGCGCCGTCCCCGCCCGCGAGGGCAGCATGGGCGGCAAGGCGTGGACCAAGCCCGCCCACCGCAAGGTCGTCTTCAAGCCCGCCAAGGCCCTACGCGACCGCATCGCCTGATCCAGGCCAGAAGCGAAACCGCCCTCGGGCGGTCGCCCCGGCGTGGTGGCCGGGGCCTGAAGAGCAGCCACACGGCAGAGCAGCCACGACAACAGGACACCGCCATGACCACCCCGACCCCGACCGAGCCCCCGGACCTCGCCGCGCTGCGTGCAGACCTGGCGCGCGCCTGGGCGGAGGCGGCCCGCAGCAAACCCGACCCCCATACCGACGGGCGCGCCTACTTCGACGATGAGGCCCGCCACAACCGCGCCGTCTCCGAGGCGCTCGCGATCGCCGCCCGCGTCAAGGCCGCCGAGCATGCCGGGCGCATCGAGCGCCAAAAGATCGGCATCGCCCGGCGCCAGCTCGGCATTCCGGACGACAGCCACGCCGCGCGGGTCTACCGCATCACCAACGGGCGCACCCGCACCACGACCGACTGCACGGCGCGGGAGCGGCGCGCCATCCTCGGCGAATACCGCGATCTCGGCTGGAAAGCGACCAACCCCAAAAAGGCCGGGCGTCGCGCGCCGCCCCCCGAGAAGCTCACCCGCGGGCAGATGCTCACCCGCGTGGAGCAGCTCCTGACCGTACTCGGCAAACCCTGGGAGTACGCGGACAGCATCCTGCGCCGACAACGCGGGCACGACGTGCCTGGTCGGGCCGCCGTTGCCGCGCCGATCCAGTTGGCGACGGCCGAGGAGCTGCGCGGCGTCATCGCCGCACTGGACACCCGCCGCAAGCGCCTGGATCCTTCCGCCGACGCACACACGGAGGCCGCGACATGACCCACAAGACCGCCCACGCCCCGGACGACAACCTCGACCTCTGGCCCGAGGTCGACCCCCAGCTCGTGGAGGGTGCGGCCACCCTGGCTGCGGACCCCGAGCGCTGGCCCCGACAGATGGCCGAGATCACCGATCTGCTGGTGGACGAGCTGGAGAAATCCAGCCCCCCGATGGAGCCGAGCGCCGCGCGCCGTCTCGCCGGCCGGCTCATGGCCCGCATCGCCCGCGAGTTCGGCGGCGGATCCATGTACCTGCCCAAGGCGGACGCACTGGAGCGCACCCTGCGCGACGCGCGCCTCTGGGCCGAGTTCGACGGCACCGTCGACGGCCCCGGCGGCGTCAACACCCTGGCCCGGCGCGAAGGGCTCACGACGATCCACGTCTATCGCATCCTGGCCGTACAGCGCGGGTTACATCGGCGCGCGGTGCAGGGGGATTTGTTCGCGGAGGCCAAGGCGTGAGCGAGCGCAACATCGACGACTTCAACCGCGGTGCCGCGCGCGTGCTCGCCCACCTCTACCGCCGCTTTCCCGTGCCCACGCTGATCCTGGTCGAGGACCTGGACGACGGCGCCGACCTGGTGCCCGAAGAGCATGCCGTGCGCCTGGCCGAGCGGCGCGTCGTCTACGGCGCGACCGTGGAGTTTCTCGCCGCCGAGGGGCTGCTGGTCTTCAGCGGCAGCGCCGGCAGCACGGCCAGCCGCAAGTTCTCCGGCGCGCGGCTCACCGCCAAGGGCCTGGGCACACTCAACCGCACGCCCGAGGCGCTCGCCCCCGCCCGCCCCTCGCTGGGGGATCAGTTGGTCGGTGCCGCCGGCGACGGTGCGCGCGAGGTGCTGCGTCAGTTGATCGGCATGGTGCTCGGAGGGTGAGGGGATGAGCAAGCACGCTGAGCGGATGCCGCTGCCGTGGCGCGACTGGATCGCCGCCGCCGAGCGCGAGCTGCGCGACACCGCAGACGCCGCACGCGAGGCGGGCGATCCGATCGCGGCGATCGACTCGCTCCTGGATGACCTCGACAACCTGCGCGCGGGTCGCTCGACCTGGCGCCGCGTCCTGGCCGACCAGGCCGGCGACGACGACGCGCTGAGGTGCCTGTAATGAGCGAGCGCACCGAGCGCATGTGCGGGGAGTCCGAAGCCGTCGCCGCGCTGCTGCGCGGCAAGAGTGCCGAAGACCTGCGCGGCGCCATTCATCACATGGCCCTGTGCTGGCGCTTCAGCCCCGGGGACCTGGAGCTGGCGCTGCGTCACGCCGCCCAATGCCGGCATTGGCGCAAGGCCGATGCGGCCTGGGCGCGTTACGTAGAGGGACGTGAGCGCCTGAATGCGCTCGACCCCGACGACGTGGATTACCAAATCGAGTGGCTGAAGTTGTTCGATGCGAACGAGCAGGCATTCTCGGAGTATCAGCGGCACTACGAGGCCGCGAACACGTTGTGGGGCGCGTGATTTCCCCAAAAGCGGGGAAATGACGCGGAGGATAAGGCGGCAGAGCTAACCGCGGACCGGCTTCGTCTGCTCGCCTTTGAGCTGCCTAAGGTAGTTTACCGCGGCCCTGAAGTGTTCGACCTGATACAGGACGTAAGCAAGATCGACCTCGGCAAAGTCGCTCCGAAACTGCTCGGGGTTGGCATGATACTGCTCGGCCAGGTTGTCGTTGGGCGGCGCGCCCTCCACCGCGTGGCGCAGCGCCAGGTAGTAGGCTTCAAGCTCGCGCAGGTACGGTGCAAGATGTTCTTTCCGATAGATCGCCATGAAGGAGACTCCGTGATGATGACCGCAACCATGAACAACTTCGACCGCGCCGACCCCGACGCCGCCGCGCGCATCGCCGCCCTGCTGCCCGTGATGGACGAGCGCTACCGGCGGCTGCAGGGCACATTGTCGCGCGCCTGCGCCGGGGAGGATATCCCGGATTGGGAGTTGGATCTGCATCGCGCTGACCTGCTCGCCGCACTCGAAGCCATGTCGCCGGGGGGCGACGAGGACGACGAGGCCGCGAGCAAGTTGTGGGATGGGCCGCCGCGGGCGGGCTAAACTGGGGGCGGGCGACAGTGGGTCGCTCGGGATCGTCAGGATTAGGGAGAGCTTATGAAGACGTCCACAGTGGTCTGTCGTCAGTGCGGGGCGAGAAACCCCGGCAGCCAAGAAGCCTGTTGTGGGTGCGGGCGACTCTTGCGGACATCGGGCAATGCAATCAAGGTGGCGGCCGCCATCGGGCTGGTCGTCGCAGCCGGAGTCATCGTGTCGATGGCGCCGTCGCACAAGGATCTCTATCGGGAGTCGGCCGCCTCTGCATCCGCAAGGCTGCAGGCAGCTCGAGCGCCGGCCGATCCGTCCGGGTGCGGCGGGAGCCCTCGGGACGCTTTTCTGGGGGCGTTGCCTCACGTGCGCCGCGCGCTCGAACCGAATCCGGCGAAATTCGACCACGTGCGTTACGCGGCTGAGCCGACGGGCGAGCCTGCTGAATGCTTATGGTTGGTCCGAGGGTCTGTCGATACCGAGAACCAATTTGGCGGTTCGGTGCGACGGCAGTGGGTTGTCATGATGGAGTACCGTCCAGGCTCCAAGGGCTGGGCGGGAGAGATGCCGCTCTTTCTCAACTAGCGTCGGCACGGACCAGGAGCGGTCATGAACGGCGACGTAAAACAGAATGTTCAGTTTGCGAAAAACCGCAAACTCCGCGGGGGACTGCTCATGCTGAGCATGGTGGCTGTGTCGATGCCGAGCGGCGCCATGTGCTTCCACCTCGTCGATTCAGCAGGCGAGACGATTTACATGGACGATCGCCCGCCGTTCGACATGTCCTGGCCGCCCGCCACGACTCCGGGGCGGGAGGCATCCAGGGCGCGCGGCGAGCACTTGACGGTCAACCCCGTCAACTGCTGGGTCGCGCACGACCGCGGCGAGGGCTCGGGGTCAGCAGCGCCGGACGCCACGTCCGCAGGCGGCAGATGCGAATCGGAGTCGCAACGCGACAGCGCCGGACGCCGATGCGGCAAGCGCGCCGCGTCGGCACGTCCGGGCGGGAGATAGCTTCATGGGCGAGCGATCCGCATGGGCGCATGTCGTGTGCCGTCTTCTCGGTCACCGCTGGCGCTTCGCGCGCATCACGCTGGAAGGGCATAAGCTCTGGCGGTGCCAGAGATGCGGCGCAGAGCGTCAGGGCGCCTATATCGGGCGTAGGCCAGGTTAACCGGCTCATTTCTCGACGCTTGTAATTCCGGGTGCCGTGGTCTAGGCTTCCCGTGTCGCCCCACATCGGGCGGCCGGGATGACAGCCCGAACCACCTCTGAGCGCAGTAGTAGGCGCTCACTCGACGGCGCCTTTTTTGTGCCTGGCCCATAGCCAAGAACCGATTTTGGCGGGTCATGCGGGGGGACGCCTTCGGGCGTGCCGGGTCTCAGAGGCCGGTCTGTCAACCCGTCGCATGGTCCGCCGCCCTCACACGATTGACAGCGTTGGTGGCGGTCTACTCAACCCTCTGAGAGACCTTGTCATGACCGACCTAACCCTCTTTACCTTCGAGAATCACGAGCTGCGCATCGTCGACCAGGCCGGTGAGCCCTGGTTCGTCCTCAAGGACGTATTGTCCGCGATGGGCACCACGCGCACGACAGCACAGGCAGTAGCCTCGATAAAACAACACCTTGGCGATGGGTATATCAACGATATACCCATCCTCGATACGCTCGGGCGCATGCAGTCCACGACGATCGCCGCCGAGCCCGCCGTGACCTTCCTGGTCAGTCGCGGCAATACCGACGACAGCCGGCGGCTCAACCGCTTCATCCACGTCGAGGCGCTGCCGTCGATCCGTAAGACCGGCGGCTACAGCATCAACCCGCCGCCCGCCGCCGACCCCGCCGCGGCGACCCCGACAGGCATCACCGTTGAGATGTCGCTGGAACAGTTCGCTCGGATCGCGGCGCCGCTGCTCGGGATGACGATCCGCCCGACGCCGATCTCGAGCCCGGCGCCGATCGCCGGGCCCGCCAAGCCGGCCCCGCGCCCGGTGACCGAAGAGGAGCGCGTCAAGGTCCTGGAGCTCTACACCTCCGGGCAGTCGATCCGCGCCATCTCCAGGGCAATGGGGCGCAGCCACAGCACCATCCAGCGCATCCTCGATCAGGCCAACGCGGACGCCGATCCGCAGATCGCCCTGCGCCTGCTCGACGGGGGTGCGTCATGAGCCTGCGCGACCTCTCCCCCCTCGACGCCTTGCTGTTCACCGGCAACCCCGCCGTCACCTGGCTGGACGAGGGCGGCGGCTTTGTCCGCGTCGTCGACGGCCCGGAGGGATCCGGGTGGTTCTGCGGTGCATGCGGAAGTCCGGTCGACGCTCCCGAGGATGGCTGCGACCATTGCGGCTACGGCCAAGACGACACCGACACCGAGGGGGATGCCCGATGAGCCGCTTCGACACCCCCGACGCCCGCCGCGCGCTGGTCGCCAAACAGGCCGCGTACGCTGATCTCTCCGCCGCGCAAGCGCGCGTGCACACCCTCCAGCAGCAGTTGACCCGCGCCCGCCGGGAGCTGAAGGCCGCGCAGGCCACGCACGCCCGCGCGGTCGACACCTGGCTCGGCCTGGTCGAGACCGAGGAGGCCGCGGCATGAGCGTCCGCCCCGCGCCTTTACATGCACGCACCAGCGTGGAGGAGGTCGACGCGGCCTTTCGTGCGGTGGCGGACCTGATGGCCCCCGAGCGCGACCTCTCGGTGGTGGACCGCGACGAGCTCGGCACGCTGCTGCGCCTGCTGTGCATCGTGCGCGAGACCCTCTCCGCGCCCGCTTAAACGCCCTTCACCGGGGCTTCAACGGCTGTTGAAGCCCCGGCCTGAACACGGCACACTGCGCAAACATTGCATCCGCCCCGGAGCGCGCCATGTCGCAAGCGCATTTTCGCGTCATCTACGACGGACCGGCCCTCGCCGCCCATGAAATGGACGTGCGCGAGCTGGCGCCGGCCCTCATCGCTATGGGCGACCTGCTCGACGCGGCCACGCGCGTGATCAATGCCGAGCGCGCCAAGGCGCAGGTGAACGTGCGCGGCAGCTTCCAGACGGGCTCGTTCGGGATCGATTTCGCGGTCGCCGCCGACTGGGTTGCGAAGGTGCGCGACATGCTGATCGCGGAGAACGCCACAGCCGTGCTCAATGCCGCGGCGATGCTGGGTCTGTTGGGGCTGGTTGTAAAGGCGGGGCACACGGGCCTGCACGGCGTGGTCGGCGTGCTCAAGTGGTTGCGCGGCCGGCGCATCGACCGCGTGGAGGTGCTGGTCAACGATCATGTGCGGCTGCATGTCGAGGCCGATCATCTCGACGTCGAGCGCGCGGTGCTCGCGCTGTTGCGCGACCTGCGGGTGCGTCGGGCGCTGGAGCAGGTGCTGGCGCCGCTGGCGCGCGACGGCATCGAGACCTTCGCCAGCGGCACCGACCGCGACATCGCGGTCACGATCGAACGTGCCGAGCGCGCGTGGTTCGACGTTCCGACCCCGGAGGATGTCCTGCTGCTGGAGGAGACGCAAAAGCGTGCTTTCTCCATCGTCTCCCTGGCCTTTCGGGACGACAACAAGTGGCGCCTCTCCGACGGGGCCGCCACGATCTACGTCACCATCTCGGACGCGGCCTTTCTGGCGCGCGTGGAGCAGAACCTCGAAACCTTTGCCAAGGGCGATCTGCTGATCTGCCGCATCGTGGCGCGGCAGTGGGAAACCGCCGCCGGGACGCGCAGCGAATACGAGGTACTGGAAGTCCTGGAACATCGGCAGGCGGCGCGGCAGTTGCCGATCCCGTTCGAGGAATGACCCGAAGCCCCGCCCGCTCCTCGCTCCTATGCCTGGATAACCCCGATTAACTGACCCGCCCCCCCGCGCGGCCCATGCTCCACCGCATGACCGCCGCCCCCGAGATCCGCCCCCTACGCATGTACGGCGACGCCGAGCGCGACGCCGTGCGGCGCGAGCTGTGGGGCTTTGCCCATTGGGTGGATTACGTCGAGGCCGGCAAGGATCGCGACGAGCGCATTGCCCGCCTGCACGACGTGCCCGCCGGCTTGGCCGATGCGGTCGCCGAACGCTGCAAGAAGCGCGCGGCGCGCGCGCAACGGGAGGGAAGGCCGGGATGAGCGCAGACAACTTCCAACGCGCCCTTGCGCTCGTACTTGAGCACGAGGGCGGCTATGTGCACGACCCGGCCGACCCGGGCGGCTGTACCAACTACGGCATCACCATCGGCACCTACCGGGCCATCATCGACCCGCGCGGCACCTGTGCGGACGTGCGCCGTATCGATCCCGCCACCGTGGCGCGCATCTACCGGCACGCCTACTGGGACGCGATCCGCGGCGACGATCTGCCGAGCGGCTTGGATCTGGCCGTCTTCGACGTCGCGGTGAACAGCGGCCCCCACCGGGCCGCCCAATTCCTCCAGCGCGAGCTCGGCGTGAAGGACGACGGACGGATCAGCTCGGCGACACTGGCCGCGGCCGAGCGCGATGACCCGGCGGACCTGGTTGCCGGCCTGTGCGATGCGCGCCTGGCCTGGCTGCGCGGGCTGAAGCTCTTTGCTCGCTTCGGGCGGGGCTGGACGCGGCGCGTACAGCTCACCCGCAAGACAGCGCTCGCCTGGATCGCGGAAAAAAAAACTCCGGAGCGCCGCCGATGAGCATGCCCGAGCCCTCCGCCGATGTCTCCTCTGGACCTGACCAGCGCAGCGACTGGGATCTCGGCGCCGTCATCGCCGCCGAGGTCGCGCAGCCCAAGGCCAAGCGGCCCTGGCGGTCGCGCACCTACTGGTTTATCGGCATCAGCCTGCTGGCCAAGGTCATCGTGCTGGTCCCCGGCCTGTCCGGGCTACAGATCGATGTGGGCGCGACCACGGACATCATCCTGCTGTGCCTCAGCTTCTTCGCCGACCTCGGTGCCCTGTGGGGGCGCAACAAGGCGCAGGGGCCGATTACGTGGCGCCGCGGCGATCCTCGCGCTGTGCCTGTCGGTGATGACGACGGCCTGCGCGCACCCGCGCGACCGGATCGACCCGAGGAGCTGCCGCCCGACGCTCTCGGGGATCCCGCAGGTTATTGGCGGGCTGGTCGAGGCCCGTTCCATGACTCGTGATGCACTCGACCTGTTCGTGCTCATGCCGGGCGTGCGGTGCCCGTACTGATGCGGAGAATCCTGCAATGAGACTGACCCTGTTGTCGGCAACGCTCGCACTTGGAGCGCTTGCCGCGCCTGCCGCGTCCGCGCAGACCCTGGTGCCGGCCTACGAGGGTTGCGCCATCGCCTGGGACTACCCGGCCGCGACGGCCCATCACAAGGGGTTTGCGTTGTCGCTCGACGGCGTGACCGGGCGGACGGAGATCGGCAAGGACCTGCGGCAGATCCCGTGCGCCGACACGCCGCTGAAAGGCAAGCCGTTCGGCACCTACACCCTGAAGCTGGTCGCCACCGCGAACAGTCCGGCGCTGGAGAGCTCTGCGGCGGTGCTGCGCATCGACTACCAGGCGCGCCCGACGCTGGTCGCGCCGACCAACATCCGCACCACACTCGAGTGGGCGCCACCCCAACCCCAACCCGAGGCCGTGAAATGAACAAGCTCCTCCTCAACGCCGCACTCGCCCTCGTCGCCCGCCTGCCCTGGGATGACATCCTCCAGGTCCTCAAGGCGGTCGCGGTGCGCAAGCTCAACGTCGTTGTGCTCGAACAGATCGACCGCCTCGTGGCCGCCGTGGATGCCGTCGACATGAAGGGTGCGGCGAAAAAGCAGCAGGTGATCGATGCGCTCCTCGGCGAGAACAGTCCCGTGCGCCTGCTCGCCGCCGGCGCCCCCGGCTGGCTGCTCGGCTGGGCCATCGACACGGCCGTGCTGCGCCTGCGCACCGCGGGGAGCTGACCATGGACCTCGGGGCGCCGGAGATGCGCCTGTATTGGGATGTCGCGCAGTTTCTGCTCACGGGCGCGGTCGGCATTTACGTCTATCTCAGCCAGCGGGCGCAAGTGCGTCGCGAGGCGCTGAGCAAGCTCGAGGACGACATCGACGGGCACCTGGACGCGATCCAGACCCGGCTCGGCAAGATCGAGGCGCATGTGCAATACGCCCCGACGCCCTCCATGTGCGCCGCCACCCACGCCAAGATCGCGGTGCTCGAGGAGTCCGTCAAGCGTGGCCCCAACGACGACGACATCAAGCGGCTGCACATGCGGATCGACGATGCCGCGCAGGGCCTGGCCGCCCTGCGCGGCGAGCTCTCCGGCATTACCCGGCTTCTCACCACCATCGACGGCTACCTACGCGACTCCTCGCACGCGAGATCCTGACCATGTCCGAGCTCAGCTATCCCGAGACCCTGCGCGCCGACCGGCGCCTGTGCGCCCTGCAGATCCTCGCCGGCTGCGCCGACTACACCGCCCACGCCCACCTGCTGCGCGACCGGCTCGACCCGCTCGGCCACCGCCCGAGCATGGACCAGCTGCGCACGGAACTGGCCTGGCTCGACGAGCAGGGCCTGATCGTGCTCGCCGACGGCGCCATCCCGGTCGCCACCCTCACCCTGCGCGGCGAGGACGTGGCCCGCGGTCGCGCCCTGCTGCCGGGTGTCGCCCGGCCCCGGCCGGCGGGCTGAAATGCCTCCGCGCTCCAGCGTCTACGCGCTGCCCCAGGAGGTCCGCGACCGCCTCAACGCCCGGCTGGTCGAGAGCGGCTTCGGGGACTATTCCGCCCTGTCCGCCTGGCTCGCCGAGCAAGGCTACGAGATCAGCCGCTCCGCCGTGCACCGCTACGGCCGGGAGCTGGAGGGCGAATACGAAGCGGCGATGGGCGATGTCAAGCGCGCCACCGAGCTGGCGCGGGCCTATGCCGAAGCGGATCCCGACGACGGGGCGGCACTCACGGGGTCGATTGCGCGGATGGCGCAGGAGAGCCTGCTGCGGATCCTCTTGAGCCTGCGCAAGGCGGAGGCGGCCGGGGAGGCCGAGCCGGCGGAGATGGCCAGGCACATGAGCCAGGTCTCCCGCGCGCTGGCGGATCTGGGGCGGGTGACGATTCAGCACGCCAAACATGCGGCGACCTTGCGCCGGGAGATCGCCGCCGAGGTGGTCGAGCGCGCCGAGGCCGTGAGCAGCCGCGCCGGGGTGAGCCCGGAGGCGATTGCGGCGCTGCGGGCGGCGATTTTGGAGGGGATGTGAGCGGCTGGGCCTATTACGCGGTCGGCATGTGCCAGCATGATCGCTCGTGTCACGGTGCCCGCTTTGTGTCGTCGCGCGCGACGGTCGCTACACGCGAATTCTCGACCGTCGAGGCGCTGGATGTTGAGTTGGCGGCCCTTGCCGCCGATCCGCGTCGGCGTCGCTGCGGGTGCTGCAATCGGCCGATCGCCGTGAAGCGTTTCCAGCGCCGCCGGTGGAATGCGCAGACCGAGACGGTCGAGGTCCTGGATCAATGACCACCGCCATCCTCCTCCCCTACCAGCAGCGCTGGAGCAAAGATCCGGCCCAAGTGAAGCTCTGGGAGAAATCCCGCCGCATCGGCGCGAGCTACGGCGAGGCGGCGGACGACGTACTGCACGCCGCGGCGAGTACGGGCGGCGGGAACGTCTATTACATCTCCTACAACAAGGACATGACCAGCACGTTTGTCGATGACTGCGCGGGCTGGGCCAAGCGGTTTAATAGCGCGCTCGGCTCGATCGGCGAAAGCGTCTTCAAGCGCGACGACGACCGGGATATTCACGTCTTCGATATCGAATTCGCGAGCGGCCACCATATCCGCACCTTCTCGAATAACCCCCGCAACCTACGCAGTAAAGGCCGCCCCGGCGATCGCGTCGTCATCGACGAGGCCGCTTTCGTCGACGATCTGGAGGAGCTGCTCAAGGCCGCCATGGCGGTCACGATGTGGGGCGGCGAGGTGCGGATCATGTCGACCCACAACGGGGACGATAATCCGTTCAATACCCTCATTGCCGACATCCGCGCCGGGAAGTTCGATTACTCCATTCACCGGGTCACCCTGGACGATGCGATCGCCGACGGGCTGTATCGGCGCATCTGTCAGGTCACCGGCAAGCCCTGGTCCGCCGAGAGCGAGGCGGAATGGCGGGCGCAGTTGGTGCGCCGCTATCGCCCCAACGAGGACGAGGAGCTGTTCTGCATCCCGGCCATGGGCGGCGGGTCCTATCTACCGCGCGCCCTGATCGAGCGCTGCATGCCGCGGGCGGAAGACTCCGCGCCGCTGGTGCGCTTCAACGGCAACGCCGCCTTCAACGCCATGCCCCCGCACATGCGCGCGGCCGATATGGCGGATTGGATCCGCGAGCACCTGGACCCGGTCCTCGCCGCCCTGGACGGCGCGCGCCGGCATGTCGCCGGGATGGACTTCGCGCGCTCCGGGGATATGACCAGCATCGTCCTGCTCGAGATCGGCGCGGATCTGCGCCGCACCTGGCGGGGCCTGATCGAGATGCACAACACCCCTTTCAGCGAACAAAAACAGGTGTTGCACCACGCGTTGAGGCGTCTTCCGCGCTTCTCCGGCGCGGCCCTGGACGCGCGCGGCAACGGCCAGCAGCTCGCCGAGGAGACGGTCGACGTGTTCGGCGCCAGCCTGATCCAGGCCGTGATGCCGACCGAAGCCTTCTACCGCGAGAGCTTCCCCAAATACAAGGCCGGCCTCGAGGACCGCACCACCATCCTGATCCGGCACGACGACGTGCTGGAAGACCATCGGGCGGTGAAGATCGTGCGCGGCGTGCCGCGGGTGCCCGAGGGCAAGACCGACGGCAAGGGCCAGCGCCACGGGGATTCCGCGATTGCCGGCCTGCTCGCCGACGTGGCCGCCAGCGCCGACCCGCCGGACCTCAACACGGTCGCCTCCGCCGGCGAGCGCGAGCCCGGCCGCCTCGGGCTCGACCCCGCGGAGCCGTCGCTCTCCGCGGTCGGCTTCGGCGCGGTCTCCAACGGCATGGCGGAGTACAGCTATGAGTAACCTCTTCCGCTCGCTGTTCGGTGCGCGGGTGCCGACGGCCGACCTCGCCGCCCCGGGCCGTCCCGTCATGGGCGAGCTCGCCACGCTGGCCGCGGGGCGCGACATCACCCGCGGCGTGGTCGAGGGCCTGCCGCTGCTGTCGCCGCAAGACGAATGGCAAGGGCGCGGCGGCGGGCTGTGGCTGGACGTCTACCGCCAGGTGCTCGATGACTTCCAGGTCTTCTCCGCCCTGCAACAGCGCCGGCTCGGCCTGATCGCCACCGAATGGGAAGTGCTGCCGGGCGGGACCTCGCGCAAAGACAAGCAGGCCGCGGAGCTGATCCGCAACGTGATCGAGGACGTGCTGCCCTGGGACCGGGTCACCGAGCAGATGCACTACGGCGTGTTCTACGGCTATGCCGTGAGCGAGCTGGTCTGGGTGCGCGACGGCCGCCACATCATCCCCGAAGCAATCCGCACCCGCGACCAGCGCCGCTTCGCCTACGACCCCGAGGGGCGGCTGCGCCTGCTCACCGTCGGCAACCCGCTCGGGGAGCTGTTGCCGGAGCGTAAATTCTGGACCTTCAGCACCGGCGCCACCCACGAGGACGACCCCTACGGGATGGGCCTCGCGCACTGGTGTTTCTGGCCCGCCCAGTTCAAGCGCGGCGTGGCGAAGCTCTGGCTGATCGCGCTGGACAAATACGCCTCCCCGACCGCGATGGGCCATTTTCCGCCCGGCGCGAGCGCGGACGAGCAGGCCAAGCTCCTGGCCGCGCTGGCCGCGATCCGCAACCAATCCGCCCTGATCCTGCCCGAGGGCATGACCGCGGAGCTGCTCGCCGCCTCACGCTCCGGCGGGGCGGACTACGACACCGCCGCGCGCTACTGGGACACCGCGATCTCCAAGGTCATCCTCGGCCATTCCGCCGGGGCGGACGCCACGCCGGGGCGCCTGGGCGGGGAGGATTCCTCCGATGCCGTGCGCGCGGATCTGGTGACCGCCGATGCCGATGTGCTGTGCGGCAGCGCCAACGCCACCTGGGTGCGCTGGGTGACGGAGTGGAGTTATCCCGGCGCCGTCCCGCCGCAGATCTGGCGCCGCACGGACGAGGAGGAGGATCTCTCCGAGCGCGCCGATCGGGAGCGCAAGCTCTTCGATGTCGGCTACCGGCCGACCTTGGCGCAGGTGGTCGCGACCTACGGCGGGGAGTGGGAGCGCGTGAACACCGCCACGCCCGAGACTCTCGCCGACGGCGCGGCGCCGACATCGGCGGACGACGCCGAGCCGGCCGAGCCGACCGAGACCGACGACGGGGATCCCGCCGAGGGATCCGGCGCCCGCGTGGGCGAGGCGGATCCGGACGACGAGCCGGCCGATCTGGCCGCGCCGACCGAGCCCGACAGCGCGCCCGACTACGCCCAGCTCACCGTCGCCGCCCTCGGGCGCCTCGCCGAGCCCGCCATGCAGGCGATGGCGATGCGCATCCGCGCGGAGCTCGACACCGCGATCGCCGCGGGCGAGACCCCGGCTGATCTGATGGCGCGTCTCGAGCGGCTCTACCCGCAGCTTCCCGACGGGGAGCTCGTCGCCGTGATGGGCGAGGCGCTCGCCGCGGCCGAGCTGGCCGGGCGGTTTGCGGTGATGGAGGGCGCGGCATGACGCGGCCGATCCCCTGCGGCGAGCTCATCGAGCGCGACCCGCCCGAGTGCAAGCTCGACCGCAAGGTCCCGCAGGACTGCCCCGAGTGCCCGCATTACACGCCGGGGCTCAATGCGCAGGAGCGCACGCGCTGCGAGGTGTGGAGCAGGGTCATGGGCTACCATCGCCCCGTGTCCGCTTGGAACGTCGGCAAGCAGCAAGAGCACCGCGACCGCAAGCCGTTCCGGGAATCCCCGCGCCACACCCTGGTCGAGGGGGAAGGGCATGACTGAGCCCCGCCCCTGCGCGACCTGTCGCTATCGCCTGACGTTCTCGTGCCCGTGCCAGCGGCCCAAGTGCCGGCTGGACCGCCCCGAGCACGCGAGCGGCCAAGGTTGTCCGCAGTGGGCGGCCAAGCCTGCCGAGCCCGCCCATGGCTGACGCGCGCTACGGCTCGCTCGCCTTCGCCGAGCAGATCCAATTCTTCCTCGGCAAGCTCAGCCTGCCGACCGCCACCTGGCGCGATATCTGGCAGAGCGCGCACGATCGCGCCTTCGTGGTCGCCGGCGCCATGAAGGCGGACCTCATCGACGACCTGCGCATGGCCGTACAAAAGGGCATCGACCAGGGCACGACCCTGGAGGAGTTCCGGCGCGACTTCGAGGCCATCGTCGCGCACCACGGCTGGACCGGTTGGACCGGGGAGGGCACCAAGGCCGGCCGCGCCTGGCGCACCCGCGTGATCTACGAGACCAACCTGCGCACCAGCTATGCCGCCGGGCGCTGGGCGCAGCTCAAAGCGATGGGCGTGCCGTATCTGCGCTACAAACACAACGACAACGTGCTCAACCCGCGTCCGCATCATCTGGCCTGGGACGGGACCGTGTTGCGTGCCGACGATCCGTGGTGGTCCACGCACACCGCGCCGAGCGGTTGGGGCTGCAAATGCTGGATAGAGGGCGTCTCCGAGCGCGAGCTCGCGCGCTCCGGCAAAGACGGCCCGGACCAAGCGCCCACCGCCCCGGACGACCTGACGGGGATCGACGAGGGATGGGGGTATGCGCCGGGGGCGAGCTGGTGGCCGGTCTTCGACAAATACCCTCACGACACCGCACGCGCCATCGTCAAGAGCTATGCCGCCGACGGGGTGATGCAGCGCTGGTTCGATCGGGTGAGCGGGCAAGTCGCGCAATGGCTGCGTCTGCCGCTGTCCGTCGGGCTTGCCGGTGATGCGCTGGTGAGGGCGTGGCGCCAGGCCCGGCTGATCCCTTCCGAACGGCTCCCGCTGGCGGTGATTTCACCCGCCGTCAAGGCGCTGCTCGGCACCGAGCGTCAGGTCGTCATGCTGTCCGCCGACACCCTTGTCAAGCAGCTCGTGAAGCGGGAAGGCCAGGGGCATGCCGCAAGCTGGTATGAGACGCTGCAAGGGATGCTGGACGGGGCGCCGGTGATCACCCATGACGGCGCGCAAAAGGTCATCTATTGGCGGAAAGGGGATGTGATCTGGATGGCTGTCGTGAAGACGACCAGGGCACGCGACGAGGTGTATCTCATCAGCCTGCACCAGACGGACGCGAAGGAAGTGAAGAAGAAGGTCTCGCCCGACGATTGGGGAAAGCTCGGCGTCGCCTGACGCGCCGAATGTTCCTTGCGTCGCTGGCCCGTGCTCAGCGAACGAAACTCTCACCCAGTCAGGAATGGGTCACCAGGGTTGGTGCTGGCGGCGACCGCGTCGGGATTTTGCCGCAAGGACTACTTAGGAGCATAGCACAATGGCCGGCACCCGCATCACCATCCAGATCGACGACGCCGCCCTGCGCGCGTCGCTGTCCAAGCTCGCCGCCGCCGTCGGCGATCCGTCCCCCGCGCTCGCCGAGATCGGCGAGCATCTGCTGCGCACCACCCGCGCGCGCTTCGGCCAAGGCGAGAAGCGCGCCCCGGACGGCACCCCCTGGGCGCGCAACACCGATGTCACCATCGCCCGCAAGGGTCGCGACAACCCGCTCTACCAATCCGGCATGCTCCAAGGCCAGATGCGCTGGCAGCTCGCCGACGGCGCTCGCGCGGTGGAGGTCGGCTCCAACCGCATCTATGCCGCCGTGCAGCAGTTCGGCCAGCCCAAGGGCGCGAGCGGTACCACCAAGCGCGGCGGTCCGATCCCGTGGGGCGACATCCCGGCGCGGCCCTTCCTGGGCGTCTCCGCGGACGATCGGGAGGCCATCGGGGACATCTTGAGCGACTACCTGTCAAAAACGGCCCTCTGAGGCGTTGCAACCCCGACCCGCTACCCTTGCCTTACCGACCCCCCGTCAGACGTTTTTAAACCACCTACAGCAAAAATTAAAACGGAAACCGGCCCTCCCGCACGCTCGACCCTCGCGGCGGGTCGCGCGAGACCCGCAAGCGGGCTCGGAACGGATAACCCTGGTTAGCTGATCCGCTCGACCCGCCGGGGCAGGATGCCCGCCATGAGCACCCCCTCCCTGCTGCACATCTTCCGCGCCGGCACCTACCAGGCGATGGCCGGGCAGAGCGTGACCCTCACGCCTGCCGATCTGGCCGCGACCGCTGCGGCCTACGACCCCGCGCGTCACGAGGCGCCGCTGGTGGTGGGGCACCCCGTGGACAACGGCCCCGCCTGGGGCTGGGTGTCCGGGCTGGCGGCCGAAGGCGAGGACCTTCGTGCCGCCCCGCGCGATGTTGCCGCGGAGTTTGCCGAGGCCGTGCGTGCCCGGCGCTTCGCGAAAGTATCCGCCTCATTACATGAAGCCGGGTCGCCCGACCAACGCCGAGGAGATCATCCAGCGCCGCGCGATGGGCTCGCATTTGTACAGCGACCGTGACCTCGTCGGTGCGGCGCAACGCCAGATCGGGCGCGACATCGAAGACCTCGACGACATGATCGACCGGCGCATCGAGTTTATGGCCGCGCAGGGCGTAATCACCGGCAAGACCCCGCTGGTGTCGCTCGACGAGACCGGTGCGGTGACGGGGATCGATGCCGAGGTGGATTGGGGCATGCCCGACACCCACCTTGTGACGCTCTCCACCGACACCGAGAAGTGGACCCACGCGGACTCCGACCCGATCGCCAACCTGCGCACCTGGGGCAACCGCATCGCGCAAAGCTCCGGCCTGTCCGCCACCATGGCCACGATCGGCGCCGAGGTCGCCGCCGCGCTGCTCAAGCACGAGGCGATCCTCAAGCTGCTGGACAACCGGCGGGTCGAGGCGGGCATGATCGATCTGCGTGCGATGGACATCGAGGGCATCAACTACTTCGGCCGGATCGCCGGGATCGATCTGTACGAGGACCTGCGCACCTACCAGGCCGACCACACCGGCGTCGCCACGCCCTACACCCCGGTGGACCGCGTGGTGCTCGGCACCCGCAATGCCGAGAATCGGATCCACTACGGGCCGATCTCGGACCTGAAGTGTCCGACCCCGATCACCCAGCGCTGGGTGAAGACCTGGGAGACCGACGAGCCCTCGCAGCGCTTTGTCGCCGTGCACGCCGCCCCGTTGCCCGCACTGCACCAGCCGGACGCGTTCGTCTCGGCGAAGGTGCTCTAAGCATGGCCGCCGACGCGCCAGCCCCGCAGGCCCGCTATCGGGTCCTGCGGGGCATCGTCCACCACCCCGGCGGGGTGGCGTCTCCGGGAGACATCATCGCGCTGCCGCCCAACGACGGGGATCCGCTGTGCGAGCCGCCCGGTGCGGTCCTGGAGCGGCTGCCCGAGGAGCCTGCGCTGGTCGGGGAGGGCGAAGGCTGGCAGACCGGCGAGCGCCCGGACGACGCCCCGGTCGGCGAGCAGATCGACGGCCCGGGGCTGGAGTCGATCGAGCCCATGCAGCCCCCCAAGCGCCGCCGCAAGGCCCCTGTGTAAATGTACGCCGACGTTGCCGCCTTCCGCGCCCGCTTCGACCGGCCCGCCAACCCGGAGCTCACCCAGCTCACCGGCGGTCCGGGAGCGGAAGGCCCGGACGAGGCCCGCCTCGTCCAGGCCCTGACCGAGGCCAGCGGGGAGATGGACGACGCCTTTCGCGCCCGCTACGCCGTGCCCCTGACCGGCTACGGCCCCGCGACCGCGGAGCGCCTCGCGCAGGTCTGCTGCGACATCGCCCGCTATCGCCTCTGGTCCGATGCAGCCTCCGAGGAGGTCGTGCGCCGCTACGAGCAAGCCTACGCCTGGCTGCGGGATGTTGCGCGCGGACTCATGATCCTGGACGTCCTCGCCCCCGGAGCCGCCGGCGCACCCGCGCACAGCACGCCGAGCCCGACGTTCAGCCCCGACACTCTGTCCGATTACTGAGCGCCGACGCCACCGCGCCGGCCACGAGCGAGGTCAGCCATGCTTGAGCGCGCCAGCCGATACACCGTCCCGGCCGACGAGTCCTTGATTCTCACGCCACGCGGCGCGCCCTGGAGCCTCTCCGTCTCCCCTGGCGAGGGCGGCACCGTCACCGTCGCCGTCACCGTCTCCGACCCCGCGGACGACGCCGCCGTGTGGCATGCGCTCGCCGCTGTTCCGCTCGCCGCGGCGACCCTCTACCTCTTCTCCGGCCCGGTCTCGGGCGTGCGGATCAGCGCCGTCGATGCGCCCGCTGTCGCGGAGCTGATGGTATGAGCATCAAGGTCTTCGGATTTTGGGGCAGCGTCGCTGCCGACGATCCTCGGCTGGCTGCGGCCGGGACCGCGCTTCAGCCCGAAAACCTCAACCCACTCGCCACCTACACAGAGTCCGGCGCGACACTCGAGCCCGTCGGCGGCGTGCTCACGCTCCCCCTCGACGGGCGGGTCCGGGGGCTCACGCTCACCGGCGACCTGACGGGCGTCGTCCTCGTCGCGCCGGCGCCGCCCGTCTGCGGCTCGGTCATTTGCTACGTACTGCAGGACGCGACGGGCGGGCACCTGTTCCCGATCCCGGCCGCCTGGTATTGGCCCGATGCGACCGTGACCGATATCGCGCCGGAGCCCGGCGCGCTGACCGAGCTGATCCTCAACACCACGCCGGCCGGAGTCGTGATCGCGCGCGCCACGGTGCTGGGTGTGCCCGCATGATGGCCCGTCGCCTCATGGGCTCTCGCGGAGCGCGTCGCCTCGACGCCATCGGTGTTCAGGGTGAGATGGGGTTCGGCGTCGGCGTCTGCCCGCCAGCCCTGCTGCCCGCGGGCTTTGTTCCGCTGGCCGGCTACGATGACCCGCAGTCCGGCAACTACGGCAATTACCTCTACGGGGTCTCGCAATGCGTGTGGGTGCCGGCGCACTACTACCGCATCGGCCATCCCGAGAGCCCGCGCTATGCCGCGTACGGGCTCGATGCGGTCGATATTGCGCCGCTGAGCGCCTACGCGTCCGACGCGTCCGCAAATCTCGACGGCTACATCCTCGACCGTTCCTTCATCGACGGCGGGATCGTGCAGCCCGGCGTCATGGTCGACAAGTACACGGCCTCGCCGTCCGCGGACAACACGCACGGCGTGTCGGTCGCCGAGGGCGTACCGATCTCGCTGACGACGGCCTCGACGTATACCCGCTCCCAGACAATGGCCGGCTGCGTCGGCCAGTATCACGATGCGCTGACGCTCAGCCGCGCTCGCGGCGGGGCGTGGCAATGCGCCAGCGCCTTCGTGTACGCGATGCTCGCCCGACTTGCCATGGCGCACGGGCAAGCGGCGACCGGCCCCGAGGCGTGCGCCTGGTACGACGCGGCGGGGCTGACCAACTGGCCGAAAGGGGCCAACAACAACGCCCTCGGCGACAGCTCGGAGCCGTCGCTGCTGTGGCTCTCGGCCGGGGATGCGGGTGCGGCTGCAAAGCCGCGCACGGGATCCTGCGCCGTGCCCGCCAAGGCGGCCCACAACGGCCAGGCCAACGGCATCATGGATCTCAACGGCGGCATGCGGGAGGTCGCAATCGGCGTGACGACCCCCGGCGTGTCGGCGGTCGACGCGGCGGCGGCCTCCAATGGCGACCTCTGGGTGTTGCGGCCGGAGGTGGCGACCGCGACACTGACCCCCGGCTGGGCCGGGCCGACCGACGCTTGGCAGTCCGCAGAGACCATCGGCGCGCTGTACGAAAGGGCGCAGGGCGCCATGTGGTGGGAAAATGCGGCTGCTTGGGTGCGTCTCGGTAATGGCGCCGAGCAGGTCTTTTCGGGGGCGACTTCCGGCCTGGAGCGTGTGCGCACGGCGCTGGGTATCCCGCGACCGGCCGGCGCCAGTGCCGGCGGCGCCGCGCGGTTCGGTAATGACGGCATCTATCAATACTGGCGCCGCAACCTTGCGCTTCTGGTCTCCGGCTATTGGGGCAACCCCACGATCGCCGGGGCGGGTTGCCGGGATTGGTCTACCTATCGGACGAATGCCCACAACACGTTTTCGTTCCGTGCGTCCGCCTATGTACTGTGACTGGGCAGAGTCCGCGGTAGCGGACGGGATGGAGGCTGCTGCGCATGCCTAAGCCGATCGACCCGAATGCGGCGATCTTCTTCAAATGCAGGGAGGTGATTTTGCTGCTCAACGTGCACTTGAATCACTTCCCGCATCACGAGAAGTACGGGCTGAGCCAGCAGATCCGAACGGCGGCTTACGATGTCTATGCTTTGCTGGTGGAGTGCCGCAAGCGCTATCACAACAAGACCAGCCTCCAAAAACTGGACGTGAGGCATGAGCAGCTGCGGGCGCTGGTGAACTTGGCGTTCGAGCTTGGGTATTACGACTTTCAGCACCACAAGCGCGGCCGGTCCGAGCCGGAAGCGCTGCGACGCTACACGGCGATCTCGATCCTGGTCAACGAGCTGGGGGCGATGATCGGCGGGTGGATTCGGTCGCTGCGTCAGCAGTGGTCGCAATAAGGGCAGGCCACGACGTGATGGGCCTTGCGCTTCTGGTCTCCGGCAATTGGAACAACACCTCGATCGCCGGGGCGGGTTGCCGGAATTGGAATACCTATCGGACGAATGCCAACAACACGGTTTCGTTCCGTGCGTCCGACTATGACTCCCGCCAACCTGATAGCCCACACATGGGCAGACTGGAGACATAGGGATGGTCCTGTCCTGCGGTATGGCGAAATCAGCGGGCCTCTGAGCTCCAGTATCCAGCGGAGAACGTTCTCATGCCCACCCGTTTCGGTCGCTTGTATGAGCAGGTGGCCTCTTTGGAGAGCCTGTACGCCGCCTTCCTGAAGGCGCGAGCGGGCAAGCGATGCAAGGCGGCCGTGGAGGTATTCGAGCGCAACCTCGGGGCGAATCTCGCCGCCCTTGCCGACGAGCTGTCCGAGGGGCGCTATCGCCCGCGCGGCTACCGCAAGTTCGAGGTGCGCGAGCCCAAGCCCCGCGTGATCTATGCCCCGGAGTTCCGCGACACGATCGTGCAGCACGCCGTTTATGCCGTCGTCTACCCGATCTTCGATCGGACCTTCATTCACGACGCCTACGGCTGCCGGGTCGGGAGAGGGCATCATCGCGCGGCGGACCAAGCGCAGCGGTATTTGCGCGCGAGCGCGCCGGACTCCGTGACGCTCCAGCTGGATGTGCGCAAGTTTTTCTACCGGATCGATCGCGGGGTCCTGATGACGCAGGTCGAGCGCAAGATCAAGGATCCGCGCTTGCTCGCACTCATGGCCGCGTTCTGCGACTACGACGAGCCGCGCGGCCTGCCGATCGGCAACCTGCTCAGCCAGCTGTTCGCCGGAATCTACCTGCATGATCTGGATGTGCACGTGAAGCGCGTCATGCGCATTCGCCGCTATGTGCGCTTCGTCGACGACTTCATCCTGTTCGATCTGGATCGCTCGCAGGCGCGCGCGGCGCTGCAGGAGATCGAGGCGTTTCTTGCCGATCGGCTCGGGCTGGAGTTGTCCCGCTACACCATCGCGTCCGTGCGACGCGGAGTGAACTTCGTCGGCTTCCGCACCTGGCGCCGCACGCGTTGCGTGCGCAAGCATAGCTTGTGTCGTTTCTCGCGGCGGCTGAAGGAGGGTGATGTCCCCGCCCTGGTGTCGATGCTCGGCAACGCACGCGCGACCGCATCCTTTCGTCATTTCGCGGGCCGGCTGTACGCGCAGCGGCCCGACCTGGTGCCGCGCTTGCCCGCGGCGACCCGCGCCAGCCTGGAGGCCGCATGCTGTTCATGACGCACGACCACGCTACCCCGCCGTCCCACGTCGTTGTTGACGAGCATCGCTACCCTGTGGCTCAGCTGATCCGCAACGAGGATATCCACCGCCTCGCCAGTCTGGGCGTGCTGCGGCACATCACGGCCGAGGGCTCGGCGCCGCTCGGCTATACCCCGTGGCAGCTCGCCGAGGACGCGCAGGGGCCGCACTACTACCGCGAGCCGGCCGGCACGCCGGAAGAGCGCGCCGCCGCCGTTGCCGCGATCGCCGAGCAGCCGCCGACGTCCGTGTCTGCCCTGCAGGGGATGCGGGCGGTGAAGGCAGCCGGCCTGGTCGGGGCGTTCCTGGCCTGGAAGGCGGCGCTGGATCCGGTCGCCGACTTCGAGGCGCTGGCCTTCCTCGACAAGGCGCAGACCTGGGAATACGACGACCCGATCCTCAATGCCGCGCTGGTTGCGGTGGGCGCAACGGATCGCAAGGCGGACCTGTTCCGGCTCGCCGCGACGCTCTAATCGGCCGATCCGGATAACGTCGGTTAGCTGATCCCACCTCCCGCGGGCGCCACACTGGCGCCCATGACGCCCTCCCGCAACACCCCGGCGCGATGAGCGCCCCCAATCTGCTCGCCCTCGAGCCCGCGCTGGTCGCGCGCCTGCGCGAAGCGCTGCCCGCAAGCGATGCCGTCATCCGCACGGCCGAAGACGCGGAGGCGATTCTCAAGGGCGGGGCGCGTGCCCCGTCCGTTTACGTGATCTATGCCGGCGGGCTGCCCGTGGAGGCGCTCGACGCCAAGCGCAAACCCTACCCCGTGCGGGTGCGTCAGGATTGGCTGATCGTCGCGGCCTCCCGCAACGTCGCGAGCCCCGAGGGCTGGCCGGGGCGCGCCGGAGCCGGCACGCTGGCAGGGGCGGCGCTCGCCGTGCTGCTCGGCTGGACCCCCGAGGGGGCGCTGCGCCCCCTGCAACTCATCGCCATGCCGGACCCCGGCCTGGTCGCCGGGGCGCAGCTCTGCCCCTTCGTGCTCTCCACCGAAATCCTCCTCGGAGTCTAAATCATGTCCACCTCAAAAGCCTTTCTCGGGTCCGGCAAGGTGTTTCTGGATCGGCTGACCGCCGCGGGCGCCTCCACCGGCCTGCTCGACCCGGCCGAGCTCGGCGTGCTCGAAATCGCCGAGACCACCGAGCTGAAGAAGATGACCAGCAAGGGCCACGACACCTACGGCCAGGTCGCCGCCAGCGTGTCGGTCAAACAGCCCGCCTCGCTGAAGATCTCGCTCAAGGAGGTCGATGCGGAAATCATGGCGCTGGCCCTGCTCGGCACCGTCTCGGCCTTCACTCAGATCGCCGGCACCGTGGCCGCCGCGGCCGAGGACGTGACCCTGATCCCCGGTCGCTGGGTGCAGCTCGCCAAGCGCAACATCACCCCGCATGTCGACGTGACCAGCCCGATCGTGATCGCCACCGACGAGACCACCCCCGTCACGGTCCCGCTCGCCGATGTCGAGATCAATCACCGCTTGGGCCTGATCAAGTACATCGGCACCACCCTGACCGAGCCGACCGCCTGCACCATCGGCTACAAGTACGGCAACGTCTCCGGCTCGCAGATCGCCGGCTCCACGCAGCCCCAGGTCAAGTTCAAGATCCTTTTCGACGGGCGCAACATGGTCACCGGCGAGTACGTCCAGGTGGAGATCGACGAGGCCACCTGTACCCCCGCCAGCCCGATCGACTTCATGGGCGAGGACTTCGCCGAGCTGACCCTCGAAGGCGAGATGCGTACTGTCGCCGGCCAGAGCGCGCCCTACCGCGTGACCGTGGTCGAGGCCGCGTAATGCGCGCCGTCGCCGTCGTCGCGCTCGACCCGGGTCGGGATGCTCGCGTGCAGGAGCTGCGCGTGCGCGACGTGCGCCGCATCCTCGCCCTGGCCACGCCCGAGCAGCTCAAGCGGCCGGTGCCCGAGCTGGTGCGCGAGCACCTGCCCGAGCTGCTCGACCTGCTCGGGGAGACGCTCATCCTGCCGGGCGGCCTGTGCGTGGACGATCTGAGCCTCTCCGAGTGTCAGGCCATCGCCGCCGCCTGGTGGGAGATGCACGCGCGTTTTTTCGCCCCGCTGGCCGGGCTCGCGCGCCAGGCGCTGGCCGCGGGCCTGGTGCCGCCGACGGCGATGCCGGGCTCCTCGACCGCGCCTGCCTCGCCTGCATCGAGCGCGGACACCGCGACGTCTTCGACTACGGCTGGTCCCTCTACCTGACGCTGCTGGAGATGGTGCGCGATGGCCACGGGTAGCGATCTCGACCTCGCGCTCAAGCTCAAGACCGAGGGCTTCGCCGAAGGCGAACGCGCGCTCGAAGACCTCGCCGACGCCGCCAAGGCCACCGGCACCGCGGCCGGCTCGGCTGCCGACGGCATCGGCGCGCTCGGGGATGCCGCCGACGGTGTCGGGGACGCCGCGGGCCGGGCCGATGCGGGCGTGGAGGCCCTGGCCGAGTCCGCGCGCCGTGCCGAGTCCGCCGCGGACGGTGCGACCGGCGAGGTCGAGGTCCTGGCCGATGCCGCCCAATCCACCGGCACCGCCGCGCGACAGGCCGGTGACGGGGTCGAGGAGTTGGCCGAGGCGGCCGAGTCCGTCGGGGATGCTGCCGGCACCGCGGCGGTCGAGACCAAGAATCTCTCCGCCGGGACAAAGAAGGCTGGCGAAGAAGCCAAAGGCGCAAAAAAGCCCGTCGACGACCTGGCGGGCACGTTCGGGGTGCTCAAAAACGCTTTGGCAAGCGTGGCGTCGGCTCTCGCGGTCGTCACCCTCGCCCAACTGGCCGACGCCTACTCCGGGGTCCAGACCCGTGTCGGCCTGGTCACCGACGGGACGCAAGCCTACGGCGAGGCCCTCGAGGAGGTGCGCGGGATTGCCGACGACACCCGCTCGGACCTGACCGCCACCGCGGACCTCTACGCCTCGCTTGCCCGCACGCTGGATGATCTGGGCAACAGCACCACCACCGCGGGCGCGCTCACCACCACCACCGCCCAAGCGATGCGACTCTCCGGCGCCTCCGCCGAAGCCGCGGATGCCGCGCTGACCCAGTTCGTGCAGGGCCTCAACAACGGGGCGCTGCGGGGGGAAGAATTCAACAGCGTCATGGAGCAGGCCCCGCGCCTCGCCCGTGCGCTGGCCGACGGGCTCGGCGTGACGGTCGGGGAGCTGCGCGCCATGGCCGAGGCGGGCAAGCTGACCGCGGACGTGCTCGTCAATGCGCTGTCCGGCCAGGCCGCGACGATTGCCGCGGAATTCGCCACCATCCCGGCCCGCTTCGACGACGCCATGACCCGGCTGCGCAACAGCGTGACCGTGTTCGTCGGCGAGCTCAATACCGCATCCGGCGCCTCGCGCGCGTTCTCGCTCGGCATCGATGTCTTGATCGCCGGGGTCGAGGTGCTGCGCGCCATCCTGGTGCCGCTCGCCTCCCTGGTCGGCGCCGTCCCGCCGGAGCTGCTGGCCACCGCCGCCGCGGCCTGGATCCTGCACGCCGCGTGGGTCCCGCTCACGGCGCTGGCCACCGCCCTGGCCGGAGCCATCACCACCCTGGTGCTCGGCACCCTGAGCCGCTCCATCCTCGTCTGGGGGCAGACGGCGGCCGCCGTCGGCACGCTCACCACGGCCTTGCGCGCACTCTGGGTCGTGATGCTCGCCAACCCGCTCACGGCTCTGCTGGCTCTGCTCGGGGGCGCTGCGGCCGCCTTCTATCTGTTCCGCGACTCGGCCGAAGAGAGTGCCGCGGCCTTGCGCGAGCAGCGCGAGGCCATGCAGGGCCAGGTCGAGGAGGTCGAGGCGCTCGTCGATGCGATGGCCCGCGCCAAGCCAGGCAGCGACGCCTACAACGAGGCCGCCCGGCGGCTGGCGGAGATCGTGCCCGGGCTGACGCTCTCGCTCTCCAGCCAGGGCACCATGATTGCCGAGCTGGGTGCCGGCTACGAGGAGAATGCCGCGGCGCTGGCCGCGTGGCGGGCCGAGCAGGAGCGCGCTACGCAGGCCCTGCAGGTGCAGGAGTTGGCCGTCGCCGCCCAGCAATGGCGCGACGCCTCCGGGGCTGTCGACGACCACGCGCGCCACATGCGCGAGATGTACGGCGAGTCCGAGGCGACCCGTACGGGGCTGCAATCGTTGACGGTGGCGCTCGCCAGCTGGGGCGGCAAGCTGCAAGCCGACAACCAAGCCGCGCTGGAGCTCAACGGTACCTTGCGCGAGCAGGGCGGGCGCTTCCGCGAGCTGGCGCTGGCGACCTTCGACGCCACCGGCTCGGTCGACGGCGTGGCCCAAGCGCTGCGCGATGTCGGCGCAAGCGATGACGTGATCGCTGCCGTCACGGCGGAGCTCGAGCGCATGTTCGGCGTCTCCGACCAGGCCCTCGACGGGCTCACCGACGCCCAGCGCCGTGCCGCCGAGGCCGGCCTTGCCGCCGCCCGCGCCCTTTCCGGTACCATCGGAGAGGTCGACCAGGTCATCACGGGGCTGGACGAGCGCATCGCGACGCACGCCAAGGATCTCGACGCCGCCCTCAAGCGCGAGGCCGAAGGCTGGAAGGCCGTCGGGGAGGCTGCGCGCGGCACCTATGATGCCGCGATCGAGGAGGCGGAGCGCTACGCCCAAGCTCGCCGCGACGCTCTGGCCGGCAGCACCGCGAGCGAGGCGGAGCGGGCGCGGCAAAGCATCGCCATCGAGCGCGATGCTGCAGCCGCCAAGCTCGCCGCACTCCAAGACTACCAGCGCCAGACCTTGCGTCTGCTCGACGAGGAAGGCCGGCGCCGCATCGAGGCCGCCCGCGCCTCCGGCGGCGACGTGCGCGCCGCGGAGCTGGAAGTCCTCAAGATCAAGCGCGACACCCTGCGCAGCATTGAGGCCGACTACCGCCGCCACATCGACACGCTCAACGCCGAGAGCCGGCGGCATCTGGACGAAGTCAAGCGGATCGAGGACGAGATCCGCGGCCTGAAGATGTCCACCGAGGACCGCATCCGCGAGTTGGAGCGCGGGGCGATGTCGGATGTCGACGCCTACTACGACGCGCGCAAGCAGGCCGCCGAGAAGGCGGCCGATGCGGAGCGGGCGATCCTGGAGGGTAACTTCGAGCTCGCCAAGGACCTGGCGCAGCAGTCGGCCGATATCCAAGCCCGCCTCGCCTCCGCCGTCACCGATGACAACGGCAACGAGGTCATCAGCAAAAACAGAGCAATCGCCGAGTCGGTCGAGGGGGTAGGTAAGGCCGCCGAGATCGAGCGGCGCGCCATGGAGGGCCAGGCCGAGGCCATCAAAGCAAAAGCCGACGCCAGTGCCCAAGCCGCACGCGACGGCGAACAAGCCCTCTCCGGGCTTGCCGACGAGGCCGACCGCACCGCCGACGCCCTCGACCGCGAGGTCACGCTCAAGCTCGGGGTCGACAGGGAATCCGTCGACGCCCTGGTCGAGACCATCCGCCCGCTGGTGGAGGAGCGCGACTACCTGCTCAAGATGCGCGCGGATCTCGACACCGTGCGCACCGCCCTGGCCGACGTGCAAAGCTACGCCGAGGACAACCCGATCCCGATCGGCCTCACGCTCGGCGCGGCCGATGCCCTGCTCAATGACCTGCAAGGCCACCTTGACGCCATCAAGGATGAATCCGGGGTCGAGCTGGATCTGGGTATCGGTCCCGCCCTGTCCGCCATCGAGCAGGTCGAGAGCCGCATGCGCGGCATCGGCGACACCGACGCCACCCTGACGATTCGTCCCAACGACAGCCAGGTCCAGGCCACGCTCAACCGCCTGCGCCAAGGCACCCAGTCCACCCACACCATCTACGTGCGCACCGTCCAGCAAAACGCCGCGGGCGGCCTCATTCGGCGCTACGCCACGGGCGGCCCGGTCTTCGACGCCCCGCACTGGGATGTCGTCCCCGGCACCGGCAACACCGACAGCGTCCCCGCCGGGCTGCGTCCGGGCAGCTTCGTCCTGCGCAAGCGCGCGACCGCCTACTATGGCGACCTGCTCAAGCGCTTCGCCACCGGTGGTCCGGTCCCGTCAATGCTCATGCCGGGCGAGCGCCTGTTCGCCCCCGAGACCGTCGGGCGCTGGGGTCAGGGCCTCTTCGAGTCGCTCAACGCGATGACCATCCCTCGCGAGCAGCTCGCCGCCGCGCTCGGCGGACTCACCGCTCCGGTCGCCCGCTTTGCCGCCGGCGGACCTGTCCCCGGCGCGGCGAACCCCGCCTTCGCCGCCCCCGCCGCCCGCGAGACCGTGGACATCAACCTGCGTTTAAGCGGCCGTGAAGTGCGCTTGAACGGTGCCCGCGACCAAGCCGCCGCACTCGCCGCGGCGCTGCGCGAATTGGCCAGGGGCGGCTGAGGATGCGGACCCATTTCATGGCCCGCTTCAGGCCCGCGGACGACACCGCCTGGGCGGATCCGGACACCGACCCGCGTCTGCACTTCAGCCTGGTCACCGACCTGCGCGGCGTGCGCGGCTACGACAGCACCGCCGGGCAGCGTCTGAGCCGGGAGTTGGAGATCCGCTTT